ATTTCTTCCACCACCAATCATTCCAGCGCGGGTGACCGAGTGGTGTGGATTACGAAAGGGACGATATTGAACCAAGGACCCATTGCAATTAAGCAACCCAGAAACACTGTAAAGCTGAGTGACCTCGATACTTTCTTGGTCGCTTAGTAAAGGAAGTATCCCTGCATATGCCTTTGCAAGCAACGTCTTACCTGATCCTGGAGGGCCAAGTAAAACGACGTTATGTCCTCCAGCGGCCGCTATCTCCAAGGCTCGTTTGGCATGCTGTTGCCCATGGACATCCACGAAGTCCACTCTGGGTCTACTGTCTAAGTCTGGTGGTGGAATCCGAGTGATAACATCATCTTCGAACTCGCCCATTTTGTCGATGGTCCTCACGATTTGATCGAGATTGAAGGTACTATGCGTTGCTAGCCCTGTCACAAGTCGAGCTTCTGCCAAATTATCCGGAGGAATAATCAACTGTAACGGTTCAGTGACGGTCCCTGCTTTTCTTCCTGTTCTTGAGTTCACTTTATCGAGGGTGATTGCCATGGTGAGGACACCAGGAACTGGGCGAAGCGTTCCCTCTAATGAAAGCTCACCTGAAAAAACATATTTTACAAGTTCCGGCGACATGATTTGCTCAGTTGCTGCGAGTATTCCTATGGCAATGGGTAAATCCAGTCCGGAACCTTCTTTCCGTAAATCCGCAGGGGCTAAGTTAACGGTGACCCGCTGTAAAGGAAACTGATATCCAGAATTACGTATCGCTGAACGAACTCGGTCACGGGCCTCTCTCACGGCAGTTGTAGGTAATCCAACTATTTCAAATGTCGGGACTTAACCCATTTGCAAAATATAGTCCTTCCTTCTACTATAAAACCTCATATTTAAGTTCAATTCCGTCCAGAAATCCTCGTTTATAGGCATCTTTCAGTAAAGCACTTTCACATAACGCGGAAAATTCTTCGTGCTTCATAAAAAGGATTCGATCAGATCCAAGCTTCGCTTTTATGTTTAAACCTAACGAAATCGATTCTTCCAACCATTTATCATACTTTGTTGTTTCCCTCGTTTCTTGAAACGCAACCTTAAAAAGTCTTTCTTCTATTAAAGCATCCATGACTTTATTAAGCAATCCACTGGCCTTTGTCTGAGAAATCTCCATATTTTTACTCATTTCTACTCTTCGCCTCACTATTTTTAGGATCTAATCAAAAGATTAAAAAACATTATAAACAAGACTACTCACCAAAGAAGACCATGTATAAAACATTTATTTTATATTATTAGAACACATGTTCCATTTATTTTCAAGGGGTAATTTGGCACATAGCCTATATTTTTACCATTACCCTTCCCCAATAAGCGATCTTATCCCAACATCAAGGAATTCTGCTATTATCACCAATGTCTTGATGTGGGGAATTTTTTTCCCCTCCTCGATAGCCGCAATATATCCCTTGCTCAGCCCTGTGCCCTTGGCCAGATCAGCCTGAGTACACCCTCTCTCCTTGCGAAGCTTGGCGATTCTTTTACCTACCATGATGTCATTCCCTTGGTGTCATATTAATTTTACAGCTAAATAGTGTCGGATTTTGTAATAATGTCTCCCCTGAAAAGTACATATTCTACGCTAAATATACCTCATTATCGACACAATTTATATGTGTACCCATATATTTACATATATACCACTTTTCTCGCAGGAATTAACCCGTGTTTGCCGAATTTCTAACATCGGTGATAAGAATGAATCGGTTAGAGTTGATCATGCACAAAAAAGGCCTAACTCAAAAAGATCTATCTCGGTTAACAGGCATTCCGCAGAACGACATAAGTAAGATTATAAATGATCGCAAGGACATTTATTTAGTCACTGCCCAAAGGATAGCTTGCGCCGTCGGGGAAAAGGTAGATTACATTTGGTACGATTATTAGGCTGTAAGCACAAGCTAAGACCCAGCGTCAATGCAAGGGTCTTAGCTTGTGCTTAGTCCCCTATTGTTCGGATCAAGTACATGCGGATAAATCTCCTATACATATATAAAGGATTTGAGCATCTCATGTGGAATATTATTCCAAGGTGATTTTATGAATCGTATCAGAGAAGTAATGAAAGAACGGGAGCAGAAAGAAGTCTTGACGCTTGCTGCTAAATAAATATTCTTGTCAAACTATGGAAATAAGGAGTATAATTTAATCAAAATGCAGAAAAAAGCTTAGAGGTAAAATACATATTGGAGGCGATTGTTTTGGGCTGGTTTGAAAACCAAAAAGAGCGCAATGAAGCATATAAAGCGCAAAAGGCAGTAGCAAAGAAAGAAGCGCTGGATAATGGTATCCCAAGTACTTGGGATAAGTTTAAAGCCTCGGCTAAAGAAAGCATGGATAAAGCTGGCGAGATAGCTGATCAGAAAAAAGTCAGGATGAAAGAAATGGATGATCAGGGTATCCCCTATTGCCCCAAGTGTTTATCAACATCATTAAGTGCAAATAAAAAAGGTGGCAGTATTGTTAAGGGGCTTGTTGGAGGCGCCCTTCTCGGCCCAGTTGGATTGCTGGCCGGTGGGATCGGCAGGAACAAGATAGATATGTATTGCATGAAGTGTGGTAATAAGTTTAAAGCATAAGATTATTCCATTGCCCCAATAAAAGCCCTGGCTAAATTAATGGCTGGGGCTTTTCTTTTGTCACAAAACCATTAATATTGTCGAGTGCAGGAAACTACCCTTACTACATTGAATTTTATTGGGAAATTAAAGAAAAGGAGTGATTTTTTTGAATGCTTTCCGAAAATTGAAAATGACAGGCATATTCCTTGCTCTATTATTAGCCATTAGTGGATGCTCCAGCAATGCAGCACCAACTATAAGCCCTGTAAAAGCAGATGAATCAAAGCAAGTCCAAACAACACCCACGCCTCCAATTACTACCCCAGCTCCTGCCATTAGCACCGCTCCTGCCCCAACTCCCGTCACGGCCCCAGTTGTAAAACCTGCTCCAGTCCCCAAACAGGCTCCTCAAGCTGTAACGGTATACATAACTAATACAGGTTCAAAATATCACAGGGACAGTTGCCGGTACTTATCAAAGAGTAAAATACCAATAAGCCTATCGGATGCGAAGAGTGGATACGAACCATGTAGTGTCTGTAACCCACCCCAGTGAAGAGCGGTTTAAGGCTCCAGCGTAATTGCTGGAGCCTTTTCTCGTGTCTTATATCTTATTCTGGAGGTGATTTCATGTACGGGTACGGAATGGGTCAAGGCTGCGTTCAAGGCGCTGGTCACGGTGTAGGAGTAGGGGTTATTACTGTTGCAATTCTGATTCTTATTCTTTAGGCTTGATTTTTTAAAAACTTCTTATGAACTGGGGATATCACCTGAAAAGGTGATATCCCTTAATAATTGAAACAGAAAAAGGCCCCCACCGTCTGTGCAGCGAGAGCCAATTCAAGAGGTGAAGATATCCCATTGATATCTTGCCCAGGAGTAGGTTTATTAAACAGAGATGAATAGTCACAACCTCTTTGGGTATATTAACTAAGCAGAAGAGATGCTTCTTGAAGTAATAATGTCATCAACTTACAAGGAGTTATCCATTCTATAAAAGGGAGAGCCTTCCATAAAGGGCTCTGCCCTTTTTTACATCTTCCACAAAAACCACTTGCAGGTCTGCACCTCAAACTTAATCTCGTATGGCTTCAGCACTCCGTCGATCCACTTGAAACACAGCATCTTATTGCCGGCCAGCTTCTCTTCGGTTACGGACACTACCTGCTCGATCTTGTGCTCCCGATCGGTGATCTTGAAGCGTAGTGGATGGGGTGTGCGGTCTATGTCGAAGTGCGCTAGGACTTTGATCGGTGTCATTCGAGTTTTCATGATTTATCGTCCTTTCATGCGGATTAAGCCTATATACTTAGAGCTACCAATAATTTAGACCATGCATCTTCTGTGGATATATTATCGTCAAACTTAATTCTTAAATATCCTAAATAACGTTTTGTGTCCGCGACATGTTTTGGTTTTCCCTTTGTCTTAATGTGTTTTAGAATTTCTTGACGAAGATAGTTCTTCCTTATCATTCTTATTTTTCTCTTAATAATATAGTGTGAAGCTATATAAAAAGCTATAAGTACAGATATGTCCAAAGTAATCGACCATAATGAAAGATTATATGAAGATGGTTTTGTGTTTACTAATGAAAGCGCTTGAAGCATAAAGCCAACGAAAAGGAAGCCAAATCCAATACTTGCTTCAAGTTTTTGAATTAAAGCACCCATCACATAGGCTTCATTAATTCCAAAACTATGTTTTGGTGCCTCTTCAATAATTCCCTCCAAATTCTTCTTGACTATCCCCCTTGCAAGATACCAGGCTCCTATGATATCTAATATAAGCCCCGTAACACCTATTAAGCTCCCAAGTCTCACCAACAACTCCCCTTAATATTTAAATTTCTATATTCCAGAGATTTATACTCTTTTAACTAATTTACTGGTTTAGACATGATCTGTCAACAAAAAAAAGAACCCCCATCGTTTCCGACGAGAGTCATGGAGTACGCTAGGTGGAATTTAACATTGAGTTTAGCTGGTGTGGTACTTATTACCTAAGTACCACACCAAAAAGAGATGCTATTGAAGCTAATGATCCGACACTACCTAAAATAGTGCTCATTATGCCTAAAATACGTTGTCCTTTATTTTTATCACCATTAGTAAAGGAAGCCTTTAAGTCCTCCGCAAGGTACATAGCTTGCTCTTTATTTGAGGCATCAAGTTTCTGTATATCACCTAATAAGTCTGTAAAAGCCTTTTCAAATTCTTCTGTTTTACCCTGAATTTGGGTATTCCCATCACTCTGAACTGCGATGTTTCCATTAACACTTGCGTTGTTGAAACTGTCCTTAACATTCCTATCGCTCATATCTACATTCCCTCCACTAATACCATTAACAAGAAATAGCTTGTCCACATGCTTAATTACCAAATGCATTCCACTCTTAGACTGCAGCGCGTCAGTTAGGAATAATCCTGGATTCCAAGGGATTCCTGATTCTCTTACACATGTTGCAATTGAAGGAATGAAGTTTTCGTTTTTTTTTGAGAAAGAATATCTATTTTAAACTCTGGTGTAATTTCAAAAATCGGATAGTAGTCACTGGCCTTAGCTTCAAACTCCTCACCGCAAACTGTACACAATTCTTCTCCCAGTAAGGGAGCATAAACATAAGGCCCGATTTTACGTATACATGTGTAATTTGGACAACGAAGCTCCCATCTGAGATAGATTTCTCCTGAATCCACTAGTTCTAATAAGTATTTAAAGGCAACATCCAAGGGAAGGTTAGCATACTTAGCCACAGCAGATGGATAAAAGTATCTGACAATGCTTATGGCTGCAGTGTCAACAAACTCTCTGACTTTGCGTTTTCCCTGATATATGGGTTGCATATTAACCTCCCCCTTTCCATTACGTTAGAATGAATTTTTCTCGAACGAACTTGATTACCGACTCAGTAGCCGGCGTATTAAAGTATATGCTGTTGGTTTTCAAACCGACCCTGATTGTATAAGTTTTTTCTATGCTTTCTTCTGGACAGTTAAAACGCACAAAACCGTTTTGATGGTCAAGGAATGGGTCAAATGAATCATATAAGGGTAAGCCCCTTAACTCATGGTCCCCCCCTAAACCAACCCTCTCCATTCCTGCTAATATAAGTGCCGTAAATGGAACTGCAAGAGTTTGTTCATCAAAAAGTTCTTCAGCTTTCTTAAGGCATTCCTCAAGAACAGTGATGTCCTTGGTTACAAAATAACTATTTAATGCTGTGAGGATTGAGCCAACAGCCTTTGCTTGGTCTTCCCCGAAGTTATCTAATATTAGCTCGGGTTTAGAATTCGTATCAATTAGCTCTCCTTTAAGAGCATCCGCAATTTCTCCAATACTCAAGAGAAAAGGAGCAGTAACCGGTTCTAGGGTGATTTCCTTATCTATTATTCGAGCTAGAGCTGAAGCTACTTTATCCGCTTTTCTTGAATCAGACCTTACTTCAATGATTCCCAATTCTTCATTCACATAAACCGTAGTAATCTCACTTATTGGGACAATGTTCATATCTGTCCCATAAAATTCTTTTCTAACACCATTTTTATACATAAATCTTAAATAATATTCATTATCACTATTCCCTTTTGATCCAGCAATTAGACACGGAGTAGTTGTTAAGTCTTCTTTTCGCGGAACAATTACTTGCTCAAAAGGATCGAATCCGCAATTCTTTTTAATTAGCCCCTTCACATCTGATAGGTCATCGGAATGGAACCAGGTAACAGAAACCTGGCCGGCTAAAAGCTTATCCTTAGATTTATCAAGGATAGCGCCTGAACCCGAATTTTTCCTTAGAAACTCCCATACTCTTTGAGCTAATTGATAAGCTGTACCCGAGGAATCTAGGTCTAAATCGGTACAAATTTCCGCCAGAGTTATTTTAGGTAGCTTAACTATATCATTAACAAATACGATTTGAGGTATAGAAAACATGTTAACACCTCGATACTATTTTTAAGATTATTACTTCGACATTTAATCCAAAATACCTTTAAATTAATACTCAAGGAATCTTTTATTCATGGAGAGAAACACAAAATAAAATAAAAAACCCCCTCGCAAGGAGGGGTATTAGGAGGTAGAATTTGAAAAAGTTCTAGGTCTATATTTCAACCGTAGAATTCCAAGCTGTTATATCTATCATAAACCCTACTTGTTACCCTTCCGTGACCTTCGTATTAAGAATATGTGAAGCCTTAGTTTAACTAGCAAACAACAAACGAACGAACGCATTGGGATTCCGTGTTGGCATAATTACCAACGAAACCGGAGAAATTATGGATAAGGTATTTAGGAAGGGATTGGAGCAAACTTGGAAATTAGACAAAATGACATTATTCCCTTGGGATTGGAAAATTCGTGCGCTCCGATAAGATCATTGCGTTGGAGCCAATCGAAGAAAACCGAGGTCCCGGACGGAGAACGCGTGTGTATGTAGAACAAATAAGTACTCCCCTAATTGCTTCACGTACCGAAACAGCGGTTTTAGCCAATATAGTGGAAACCCCCAAAGAAGTTATGGAAGCGACTGCTGCCCTAGAACTTTTACATGATATCCATGATAATATTCATCAGATTGGTCCTATGCTTCGAAAAAGCATCAGAAAAGAAGCCCAACTTGATTTGGATAAAATAGAAAGACGAATTGAAGAAATTCTAAAACATGAGATTGAGTTTTAAGCCAACCTGATGTCTTGGAAAATATGCGAACAATCAAACAAAAAAAGCCCTCCACCAATTAAGGCGAGGGCTTTCATCATGTCTATTTATGCAGATTGTTGAACCGGATCGGCTGCCGGTATTGAAACAGGGGTAACAGCTGGCACAACAGGATCGGGAACCAAAGTTACACTCAATTTACCTATTTCTTGTTTCATAATAGTTTTAATTAAATCAATGATGGATTCCATAGGAAGGTTTTTACCGAAGCCCGTCTTTTCTATTTCAGCCTGAATAATACTAGACACTGAATTAGTAAAGTCCTCAACAGGGAAGGTTGCAACCTTCTGCTGCTTGGCATCTACAAAGCCCTGGCCAAGGATATAACTCGCCGTCAGCCCCACCAGGTACAAAACGTCAGCCGATGGGATTCCCAGCGTGAAAATGAAGTTAGCCACTACTAGGAGAGCTGTGAGGATAAAGGCCCATAGTTTACGAGATTTGAGTTTTTCTGACATGATAAATTCCTTCTTTCTTTTTTTGGGCAAAATTATAAGCAGGTCATTGCCTGCTAAAACCTACTTAACATTGAGGGAGCTTAAAGTCCTCCAGAATAATTGACATACCCACTCTTAGTGTCGGCGCCTTTGTCCGTATCGTACACAACATGATATCTACTACCGCTCTTATAGAGAAGGGTTGCAGTTTCGTGAGGATTCAAGCTTCCCAGCTTGCTATCGCTGTTACTGCCGACATAGACTGTTTCTGAAGTTTTTCCATTGTGCCACGCGCCATGATGATCGTATTGGATACAACCTGCTTTGTTATTAACAAAGCCATTTCGTACGCCTGACGGGGTAGGATACTCAACGAAGGTTAACTGCTTGGTGAAGCCCACGTCTAGAACTGTGATTCTGTCTCCCTTGTCTACTTGCCTACCCGCGATTACTGTTCCATTTGCGTCACGAATGAGCAAGTCATCGTTCACGCATTTTGCATTGTTAGGATAGGTGAAGTTGAGTGCAACAACGGGAGGTGCAGGAGCCGGTTCATGCTGTTGGGGAGCAGATCCTCGTGAAGGTTCGGGCGCCTTCAGGATGGTTACAGGTCCTCCTTTTAAGTCATTAAACAGTCTATCCCAGGGAAACCCTGTTCCTGGGCAATTTGCTTTCTTAACTGAATCAATCCGATAATGTCCAATAATGTGATCGGTATCAATCGGTATGTTATATTTTTGAGTCAGTTCCTTATGGAGAAACAAGGTAGCTTGGTATTGTGCTTCCGTCAGTTCGTCACCGGTCATTCCTTCGTGTTCGATACTTATGGTGTAAAGATTAGGATTCGTTCCATCGTAAATCTTCCAATTAGGCTTTGCTACAATGCCATTCGCCCACGCCTTATCCCCCTCTTTGACTAGCTGAATGATTCTTCCTAGCTTTGTTACAACGTAATTAGATGATGCCTTAGACACGGGATTCTGCAACCAATACATACATCCAGGGAAGGCTCCCTGGGTTATATGATCAACTATGGCAATAATTTTTCTTCCTTCCCTGCTGCTGAAATTGGGTGATGGGTTCCATTCCTCAACTGGCATATTACTTCCCTCCCGTTTATAAATGGCTCATGACAAACACGGTTAGCCCTACGCATAGGCTAGTAAGCCCGCCCATAATTATAGCTACGGCCCACGTAGGTCTACCTAACGCCATGTCGTCCAGTTTAGCGTACATTTTCTCGAACTTCGGGTCTAAGCTGTCCATTTTACGGTTCATTTCTGCTTCGAAGGCAGCTTGAGTCTCCTTAAGTATCGTCAGTTTAGTCTGCAATACGGCGATTTCAGTAAGCGCCACATTACCCTCTTTAGCGATCACTAACGCGGCGGCTTGCGCTGCTTGAGATACTGCAAGGGCTGTAGCAGTGGCAGCTTGTGCTACAATACGGGCTGTGATTTGTTCCTGGGTTTCTACTTCTGCCATCCTTCTACTTCCTTCCATACGCTTTAATTCCTTTCGTGCTACGTATAATGCCGTATAAAATCATCATGATGCCAATAGGTGGATCACGCTCTGAAATATTCATAGCTCCTCTCCTTTCGGGCATAAGAAAAACGCCCCGAAGGACGTTACTGAGCTTTGATAATCGCAAGCGCTTGCTAATTTGAGATAAAGGAGGGCAAAAGAAAAAAGACTATTTCTAGTCCAACCTTGCCCTATGAAACTAAACTATTGGTACAATCTTGTCTTGAAAACCATCGGCTACTAATATTGCATCGACTGTATCCTTCAATGGTAAGTATCTTGCAATTCTAAAAACAGCTAAGTAGTCCAATCTTCCTTCTTCGATTCCGTGTGCTAAATATAAAGCCATATTTTCCACCTCCCTTCAACTCCTTTCAAAAGTTCATTAGGATGAAATCAATTGCGCCTTTGGTTTCTGTGAGTTGTTCTCGTAAAGATTCTACTTCTGTTTTAGGGAGTACCATGTTCTTGATAACGTTAATATCAACCTGAGTCATACCTTCTATCCATGAAGTTCCATCCCATTTTGGTAAGTAAAATCCTTCTTTTGGTCTAACATCAATACAATTAGCAGGAATTACTGCACCTATTTCTAAAATTATTTCCCCAATAAAAAATCCATTTGTATCTATACTTGCTACTAATCTAGACATTTCTAACACCCTCCTTACTGTTCTGCCTTGAATATTACGTTACTAAGCGAAACCCATACGTTACTACCTCTATCAAGCCAAACATCACCACTAGGATAAACCTCTGATTGACCATATGCGTTATTAGAAGCAGTTCCAATATGGAGTATATCTAGTGGTCTATAGCCTACAGGAAGAGTGAATACAGAAGTATTCATTGTCCCATTCTTAACTAGCCCTTTTAAATGTACAAAACCTGATGAATCTTTCATATACTGGCATGTGGCTAAGCCTGAACCATAGTTTACCCAACCATTGAGCATTGTTGGAGTAAGCCAATCTTGTTGTTTGCTATGGTTGAATCCTATTTCACCATTAATGTGTGACCACAAATCATCAAGTGGGTCAAACTTACCTGCTACGCCACCTTGTACCAGTTGAACCCCATCAACATAAATCCAGTTAGCGTCATAACCTTCAACATAAATCCTTGCTCCATTAGTAGATGCAGGAACAGTAATACTTGCACCACTTCTTTGCCATGATGTAGTAGAAGCATAATCAAGTACAACAGAAGCACCAGTTAAGGTTAAATTATTAGCCCATTGAACAACTATTCTAATTTTCGATGATGATGTAGAACGGAAATTCATAAGACTTAAAGTTCCAATTAACTGACGATGTGAAGCTGATATAAAGTAAGTCTGTCCAGTAACTAAATCAACACCTTGAGATATATAGTTAGTAGAGTTTACACACATCATGCTACTACCATTTGACGCTTCTGACTTAGTAAATGCTTGTCTATTGGTAGACCAATATGGAGCTGTTGCGGACCCTTCTGTATAACCACTCCATGCATGAGTACTCCACCCATACCAACCACCAAAGAGGTTTGGATTAAAATCAAAATACGTTAAATTAGGTGGATTTTGAAGAATATCAAGAGCATTTTTATCATAGTTTAAAATACCTTCAAACGAACCATCAGCCAATAGGTTTGGTATTGAATACACAGTTGTTTTTAATTTTTGCGTCCCCGGCTCTACGATGTAATAAGAACCACCATCTACCACTAAGCCAGTAGCATCAAATGTTACTTTCGCGGCATTTATCGCATTGAAAGCGATCTGCACATCAGTAGCACTTTGCTGGATAGTTGACTTGACTCCAGCCACATCTACTTTTGTGCTTATCTGCCCTGCTTGAACTGTTATTGAGGCTTCTGCTGTGGTCATTCGGGTAGTTACGCCAGTGACGTTAGAGTTTGTAGTATCAAGAGAGGTTTGGGCAGCTTTTAAAGTGATCTGTCCTGCCTGAGTTACAATTGTAGCTTCTGCCGTAGTAACTCTGGTTGTTAAGGGAACTACAGTATTGGTATTTAATAAGTTTACTTTCGCCTGTGAGCCTACCATATTTTCTACTTGTTCCCATGTACCCCAAGCACTAACAGATGTACTAACTCTTTTAAATACCCCGTCTGAGCTTTTAAATTCCTGTGTTACGCTTCCTCCACTAGCATCTGTCCAAGGAATAGATGTGGTTAGCGTTCCATATGTTGCTGCACCACTAACACCAATCGTTACTCTAGACTTAAACTCACTCTTTATTTGTGTTGGATAGTTGGTATAATACCATGATGGTAGTTGATTATCATTTCTTGTATCTGGTAATGTTTTATATACATTTATGCTAGTATTAATATCCGTCTGCGTAACCTTGGTAGTAATCTGTCCTGCCTGAGTCACGATGCTGGCTTCTGCCGTGGTAACTCTGGTTGTTAAGGCTGTTGCATTTGTATTTGCAAGATTTGCTGCTGTTTGAGCTGTAGCGGCATTTGTTACTCCTAGATTAGCTTGCGTTTGAGCGGTTGCCGCATTGGCAGTTCCTGTATTTGCCTGAGTCTGAGCTGTATTAGCCAACGTCCGAGCCTGGGCTGCAATCGCATTTAACAGGTCTGTCCTGGCATTGTAGTAGTCCTTCCATTTAGTGTCCCATGTAGCTCTGACAATTCCTGTTGTCGCAATGGTCATACTCGTGAACAGAGTCAAAGTAGTATTCAGGTATGTGTTCAGGGCTGAATATGAGGTATCAAAAGCGGTGTCTGCTACCCCAAAAAGAGTTGCTTGAACTGGTATTTTACCAGTTGTAGCTGTACCCTCAACGACTATCAAATCCCACTCTCTTTTGAGGGATATCTTCTCGTCGGGTGTTATAACCGAATCTAATGCCAAATTATCTGTATAAGCCTTTGCTGTATTCGCAGTAGTTTGAGCACCATTAGCGGCAGTCTGAGCGGTAGCGGCATTGGTAGTAGCGGTATTAGCTTGTGTTTGAGCTGTAGCGGCATTTGTTACTCCGAGAGTCGCCTGAGTCTGAGCTAGAGCTGCGTTGGTTACTCCGAGGTTGGCCTGAGTTTGAGCAGTAGTCACATTGCCATTCGTGGTATCTAGGCTAGTCTGACTTGCCTTTAATGTGATTGAGTTAGTATTTTGGACTATGGTTGTTTCTGCGGTGGAGATTCGAGTAGTCGCTAGATCTAGTTGGGATTGCACATCTTCGGGAGCAGGAGTCCAGTCTGTGGCTTTGTTGCCACTTTCAAGTTTATAGTTTCTATAATCTAGTTGCAATAAAGCACAAGTAAATCCACCTACTCTCATCGGATTAACGGTATACGTGAAGGTATAATTAATTCTAGTCCAAATGTTAGCAGGGACAGAAGTCATACCTAAATTACTAATAAATCCAACACTTGTTATAGAAGTAACTCTTACATCTGCACTAATAGTATACTTATTACCTATAATACAATTCGAGTTCATATAAGCATAAATAGGATTTTCATAAACTGAAATACTTGAGCCCGTGGCGATAATTCTCCAATATGGAATAGTTTCATCTGTCTTTTTTGTAGCCGTTCCAAGCCCCGTATTATTAGGATTAGTTTGTATATTTTGACTGTCTAGTATTAAATTCCTTCCACCTATTTGAATAGCATTAACGGAATTATTAACATCCGTCTGTGTAACCTTTAAAGCTATTTGATTAGCTTGAACTACAAGGCTACTTTCTGCTGTAGATACTCTGGTTGTTAATGCAGGTACAGTTGTATTATTTAAAGTGTTGGCTGTACCATTGGCGGTATTAGCAGTTCCTTGTGCAGTTAAAGCATTTGTAACACCTAAATTAGCTTGCGTTTGTGCGGTTGCCACATTAGAATTTGTTGTATCCAATGAAGTTTGACTTGCTTTCAAAGTTATTGAGTTAGTGGTTTTGGGTTATGGTTGTTTCTGCGGTGGAGATTCGAGTAGTCGCAGAATCTATTTGAGATTGCACATTTCCCGAAACTGAATCAAATGTAATATTAGCGTCACACCATGCTTTAGTAGGTTCATTGCCAGCACCAAACACAGCAGTTAAATCGATAACTACAAAATTGTCAACTTGTGTTTCAGTCCATGCACTCGTCCTTGCATCTTGTACCTTTACATATAAAGCGGTTGCGACAGCAGAAATAGTCTGAATGCCAGACAACCTTTCAAATAAATTACTACCTGAATGAGTTACTACTAATTGAAAAATCCCATCATTAAGCGCTAGGTAGTTAGTTGTTACATTTGTTTTAACATCTGCTGCAACATATAACTTGTGTCCCTTATAGTTCGCATAGTTGGGGATAGTTTGTGTTGCACCGGCATATTGAGCTGTTACGGTATAAATGCAAATGCCAGCAGTAACGGTGAATGCAGCACCTGTCCATCCTGTTGTTCCGTTGCTAAAGTTACCGTTAGTAACTATATTTCTGCCGTTAACATTTGCATTAATGCTATTATCTATATCCGTCTGCACATCCTCAGGCGCAGGAGTCCAATCTGTGGCTTTGTCTCCGATTTCAACTTTAATAGTCTTAAACCAGTATTCAACACCTGAAACAGACGGGTAAAAATAAAGATCGACTGCCAATGTTGAGATTCTACTTACTACAGCTGAACCTGTATAGTACCCCCATGTAGTACCTATAGATGGTAAAATAATAGTATCTAAGACAGTACTGCCGTCATTGAGAGCGAAGTTTAATGAAGTTACTGCAGTAGCTTTAGCAAAGAAGGATATTTTAACTTTATCTCCAACTTTGTAGTCTTGAACTATAGACAAATAATTTGCCTGATATATATATTGAGCGTTGACATGGAGAACATTTCCGTAAATGGGGTCAGCTACTATTTCCTTTACTACCGTTGTACCCAATACACCACTTGGTATATAATCCAATCTACTATGACGTAATAAATTCCTTCCGCCAATTTGTAGGGCATTTATGCTAGTATCCACCTGTGTCTGCGTAACCTTGGTAGTAATCTGTCCTTGCAATACGCTTATGCTACTACTTTGAGTGCTTAGAGAGGTATTTATGGTGCTTATGCTACCATCTAAGTTAGTCATTTTAGTGTTATATGTGGTGTTATCAACCTTTAAGACTATCGAATTATTCAAGGCTGTGATTGAAGATCCTTGGCTTGCTATAGTTGTACCCTGAGCACCCACCGTTGTATTAATAGCTGAAAATTGAACATCCAAGGTAGAATTATTCAGGAATACTTTGGAGCCTTGAATTGTGGTTGTACCTCCGTTAATAGAAGTTACCACAGAAGCAATGTCTAGCTTTGTCCCTGAGATATTAGCATCAGTACCTATCTTGGCATTATTAATAGATCCATCCGTAATGCCTTCTCTTTTTACACCTGTTTCATCTAAAAGGACTGTTGTCCCATCTGCACCTCGTACCCTAAACCCATATGTAGTTCCATCACCATTTACATCACCAAGACTTACTCTTTCATAAAGTGTAGTAGTCCCTGCAAAAACTTGAAGTCTATTCCCAGTGATTTTAAGTCTTCCATTTGCTCCTTGAATAGTTACAACCGAAGTGTCAACCGTTCCCGCAATGAGTTTAGAAGCTGAAAGACTAAGAATTTGAGCAGACCCAATAGCACCATCGGCAATGATGGCTGATCCTGCTTGAATTGCTCCTGCTTGAATGTTACTTGCTCCAATGTTTCCAGCCAATAAAGTGTTTATGGTAGCTACGTTAGTTGTTAAACTCGTTATATTTGCATTTGCGGCTGTTAGATTTACTATCGTTGCATAGGTCGCAGATAAATTATTAACGCTTGCTATGTCGATTGTTGCATTGTCAATTATGCCGTTTGTGATATGGGCTGTGGTCGTTTCAAGCGTGGTAATCCTGGCGGTACTTGCATTCAACTGCGTGATCGTAGCGCTATTTACCTCAAGTGTTCCTATTCTACCCGTTGCGGCGGTGAGATCAGTTACGTTTGCTTTGCTTGCTGTAAGGATCGTGATATTTGCATTGGTAGCATCTAGCTGAGTGATAGTAGCTTTGGTTGCAATTAAAGTACCCATATTAGCTAGGGTAACACTTAGATCTCCAACATTAGCCGTGGGAATGTAGGCGTTTGTAAGATCTCCCGATACGCCAGAAGCCACGATAGATCCTGTGGTATCCGTTGCCACTCCCACTATGTCTGCAGCGTCAGACAACTTTAAAATAATGTCCTCCAGCCGTGCAATGCGATTGGCAATTTGGATAGTAGACCGTTCCGGTTCTTCTGGGTATCGGTCGATTTTAACAATGCGCTGCTGTTCTCGGACTCCTTGGCTCTCACTCAAAAGTGTTATAAAATCTCCCAAAGCAAAGTCGAGTATCCCCCACTCAGGGGAAACATTGGCAAGGTCAATTATGCTTGCCGAATAAGCGCGAGTGGGCTTTGACAGGTAGGCTAGGCGCTCTATGGCATCATCCTTTAACCCCTGAGCAACGGTATAACGGTTGTCCACCCAGTATCCTGTTATCACCTTGTTGCTGTACTGATAATTAGATACGTAGTTAACTCCTCCGTTGACAGACGTGATATCAAGCCCGTCCTTGCCAATAGGGATCAGCCGTGTAATGTAACCGTTTGAGTTACCTTGCGACTGCAACTGTTTAAGATTTAGCTGTTCGGCAAAGTATACCCCTCTGTCAGCCCCTTGTTTTTGGTGGATATTGACGGTTTTTGAAACAGCGTTATAGGTGATTTCACATGTATAGGATTTTGCAATTTCTGACAGTACATCATACACTGAACACTGCGATTTTTTAACAGTGCGCAGTTTTGTTACGTCGCTATATCCAACTGTCCACCCAGTACCGGCAAGAGCAAGGTTTGCCGCATCCTCAGCCTTTTGCTCGACCGTTACAAAGGACGATACTGGATAACCCTTGAGGTCTTCAAGGTTAATTTTACAGACAATTTGCGCCCACTCTATGCCATTATCCGCACCCTGGATGTTTATTTCCTTGACAATGTACTCGTTACTGCCGCCGCGGATGTAGCACTCAAAGGCGATTTGAGCATACTGAGAGTCAGCAATTGGGTACGAAAAGTAGAGCAGGCTGTCAATATTGACGACCTGCTCAATGTGATAGTCCTTGTAATTTGTCAAGGCGCTTATTTTGTTATGGTTGGTATCGTATAGGATTAACATTTAAGCGCCCCCCTCCCTTTGCAAATCAGTCCTCAATCATATAATCGATCAACATTAAGTCAGCCGCCGTCATACTGTACCCGTTTAACGCTTCGATGGAAAACTTATGGATATCAATATCATTTTCGATTGCAAGCAGTTCTTTTATGTCTTTATTCCAGTCGTCCAGGTTCTCTTTTTGTATCGTAATTTGGTTGTTTTCATCTGCCATAGTTTTGCCTTGCTCATCTTTTTGGCTGTATTTTTGGATTAATTTTTCTCGTTCTGTATTATAGGTTTTTAGTTCCGCTTCTAACTTCGCTAGGTTTTTTGCTATGGCATAACTGGCTTTGATGGGTAGCTCTTTTTGAGCTATTTGTGCTAATTTTGTGGAGTCGTTCAGTATCTTTTCATTGCTTAATTTCATTCAGATCATTCCTTTCAAAATTAAAATATTACGTAACCTAGTTCTGTAGCTCTTGCGGATACTGCGCTCATAAACTCATCATACTGCGCTTTTACGGCCACTGCGTTTGCTATGACTAAGGCCTTGTTGGTTGTGCTCATAACAATATTAAAATTTTGGTTTCCCGTGTCCAGGGTGGCGTTTAGATAAGCTACTTGGACCTCGTTACCATTCGCGTCTTTTACAGTTACTTGAGCATTAAGATTCGTCGTTTCGTTAATCATTGTTTTTTCCTTCTTTCTTTTAAATAAATTTTGGCTTATAACTCACTGTGATCACACAATTTGTACTGCTTACGCCTACCATATTCTCTCCCGGTTGCAACACTGGGAATGCCCACATATCGGCATCCGCGAATTTATTAACGATACCTGGCGCGCCTGCATCTCGCGCATAGTAACAGTTTAATCCCTCAACCTGAGACCCAATGGTCGGGTTAATACCCCATACCCCGTCAGCACCATAGTGCTGTATCCAGATAATCTCGATAACATTCCATCCGGCAATTAGATTCATTGTCGCTGAGGCAGCGCCGTTGTTTTCATCCGCATGATAATCGTGGCTGTAAACAAGCGCTCCGTTAAGATAGATGCTCGCACCATCATCGTGATAAAAATTAAAGGATACAGCCTTGGGATTTGTAACATAGACCGCAGTTTTGAGGTGCCCTAGATAATCATAGCCAAGATTTTTAGCTAACTGTGCGGCATCTAATACGAGTTGCTGTGCGTACGATGACCCCGCGGGAATAGTGCCGTATGTCGGCGCGATGTGTATATCCGTGTCATCCGGATTCGCAAAGCTCGCCATGTTGTATTTCCTGAAATTCCATTTGTTCAAGCCGGCAGCCACGGTCAAAGTCGTGTCAATATCCGCCTCTGTAACAGTGCATTTCTCTCCATCGATAACGACTGGTGTGTTGGCATGGAGATTACTGACTGTAATCGGATTTTTACTCAATCCCGTTAATGTTACCGATATCGTGTCAATCGACGGTGTGATGGTTACTACTGCGGGGGTGGGTAGATTTCCAGGAATGGTTATTGTTTTCGCGGTAATGTTATTCATTGTTTCGGTGATTGCAGGCTTGTAGGCATATCCTGATTTCAATTCGACATCAAGTGTATAAAACCCATTCGTTAGTTTTTCATTTGATTTACTAGCTATAGTGCAATCATAATAAAAATCTATATCATCAAACTTTATAGTACATTTTTCAAGCTGTTTGACTAGATTACTAATGTTGTTTAATGCCCCATTGTCGTCAACATCCGAAATTACGAGTTGTATATTTAATTTTTTAAACCGTTCATGCCTGCCTAAGAAAAGAGGGTTCAAGGCATTTCTTAACCAATCATCATACGTTATGACATCCGCGGGCTGTATGTCTTTTATTGCCAATAATGCCTTAAAACTAGCTATATCGATGTTATTGATTAACATTAGCCCTGCCGCCTCCTAACTATTTTAGCGGATTCATTCATAAAGTAATCAATGTCTTTTTTGTCATTGAAACTATATGCGCCATTGAAATTAATTATCGTGCTACCCTGATTAGTGAAACTTCCACTCGTTGCAGTACCCGTACTTCCTACTCCAGCTATACTCGGAGCAAGCTTCATTCCCACGTTTACACCAGCTGCTAAGCCTTTGATAGAGTCGATGACTTTAAACTTATTAGAATCAATGCCCTTGGCCATTCCAGACATGAAGTCAGGCATCCAGCTCTCATAGTCTGTTAATGGGCCTTCGTCTGGAACACTAAAGTGCAAGAAGCTTCTGATTTTATCTGCTACTCCGCTGACCGCGTCACCAATTCTTCCGACCATCCCAGTTATTCCGTCGATCATTCCTTGGATCATGTCCTTACCGTATCCGACCATTTTAGAAGGCATACCTCTCAGCCAGTCCATAGCGTTCGTAATTCCGTTTACAATGGCGTTCTTAACTCCTGAAATTGTATTCATGACCCCGTTCTTCAGGGAATTTCCCATGTTTGAACCGATAGTAGATAATTGACTAGGTAATGCTCTAAACCAAGCCATGAGGCCATTAAATATGTCCTTTGCACCTTGAACAATGGAGTTACATAAATTAATTACGGAAGACTTCAAGGCTGTCCATGCTGATGCAGCGGTGCTTTTAATCCCATCCCACAGATTCCTAAGGAAGTCTTTTAAGCCATTCCAAACTGCCTCTGTCACAGACTTTATGGCCGTCCATGCTTGTGATAAAGTTGTTTGCACAAGGTCGACATAATATTTAAAAATGTTCTTGATGTTCTCCCATATATTGACGAAATCATCCTTAAGGTTTGTAAAGATATGCCCCGCATCTTCTTTTAATTTGGTAAAGTTTCCGGTAACTAGATCTAATATCAAAAGTATGGCGCCAAGGAATATATTCTTGATGATGTCCCATGAATTTTCAAAGATAATCTTTATGCTCGCAAAGATAACTTTTATATCTCCGATTTGCTTGGAAAACTTATCAGTCACAAACTGGACTATCGAACTAACAATATTAATAAAGAATTGTTTGATCCCATTCCATACATTCTCTGTCGAAGTCTTTATGCTGTCCCACGTTTGGACTATTGAGGCTCCTAACCTCTGGAAGAATTCGACGATCGCCGTGATTGATTCGCTCACTACCCGCTTGATTACTACCCAAGAGTTAACAATGAAATCATGGAAAGTCTTATTTTTATTCCATAGGAGCACAAACCCCGCAACTAATGCCACAATCAGTACTATGATAATTCCAATCGGGTTAGCGTTCATAGCTGCATTTAAGGCCCATTGGGCCACTGCACTTGCCTTTGTAGCTACAGCCCTTGCCTTATCTGCTGTGATTAATAACCAAAGATAGACCGTTTCTGCTTTGTCCTGCGCCATTTTAACAGCCTGTACCACATTGTGTGCCAAGAGGACAATGTTATTTGCTATGATATAAGCCTCGTGGGCTAGCCACACCACACCCAGTGTAACAAGGCTCCCCCGCACAAACTCGATGTTGTCTCTGACAAAAGTTAATGCCTTTGTGACGATGTCTAATACACTCGATAAACTGACCGTTTTGTTTTTCACGTCATCCGTTGATCCGCTGAATTTTGGGAATAGTTCATTGGCAATCTGCCCTATGATAGTGATCCACTCTTTAAATTTAGCAGTGACTAAAGTTACCACGTCTGTGATAACTTGTTTGATCTTCGGCATGTTATCGTTAACCGTTTTAATCAGGCCAGTTAAGGTAGGCAGTAAAGCACTCCCGATTGTGGACCCTAATCCACTTACCTGGTTCTTAGCAATAGTCATTTGGCCAGCAAATGTTTTACCGGCTGCTTCTGCAGATCCACCGAACTCCTTAGCCAATTCGGCAAGGATTACCTTCTGAGCACCCGCTACATCTCCATGCTTAACCATTGCCGCGATAGCTTCTTTTTGACCTGCAGTGAAGTTAACCCCTACCCTGGATAAGGCCGTGATGCCTTTTATGGGGTCTTGGAGAGCTTTACCTAGCTGAACTGCACTTGACTTTGTATCCTGGCCTAGTGCCTGGCTCATGTCGTTGACCGTCTTCAGAGCATCAGGGAATACGTTCTTACCGATGGATGTAAAGGTGAGTAAAAGATTCTCGGTTTCCATATTTGCGCCCTTAGAAAAGGTTGTAAGTTTTCCCTGAGCATCCGCAAGCTTCAGTAATTCATCTTTTGTCATACCGGCTGCTCCACCGGTTGATTTTAAGACAGCATCCATTTGGGCAAGTTTTTGTTCACCTGCTGATGCCTTGCTAATCATATCGGAGATACCCATGCCAGCTCCGAGTATTGCACCTAGCTTTAAGGCTGTGCCAGCTATGCCAGAGAAGGAGCTCCCCATGGATTTACCAACAGAAGAAGCTTTCTTATCGTATTTGTCTAATTGACTTTCGACTCCTGAATCTTTCAACAATACGGATCCGAACAGCTCAAAAATTTGCACCTATTTTCTCCTTCCTGCCATATCTGCCTGTTTAATCAGCTCGGCATCTTTTAATATTTCTTCTTTGTTAACTTTCACCTGGGTTCCAAATGCCTTATCCTTGTACTGCTCAAACGTCATGAAGTTTCCTTGGTCCATTCCGGGGCGATCAGATAAATACAGTTTCCATACCTGATCTTCAGCTTTCTTATCATAAGCAGTTTTAATAATCTCGTAACCCATAACGATGTCTAATCCCATGACATAATTCATATCTCCATACCTAGTCGCTAGGACATCAAGGCACTCAGAGGCAGATTCTACTTGAGTGCTGAGGACAAAAAAGATCCTACGCCCTCTTGACTCAGTAACTCTTTAATTAATGGTACGAGAAGGGCTAAATCCATGCTCTCAATTTCTTCCGTTGTCGATCCTGTTACATCTGCTAAGAGCTTACATATCTCAACTTCGGCAGACCCTAAGTTCTCCACAAAGATTAAAATTAAGCTCGTTTGCATTGTTGCTTCCGCTTTGGCCTTTTCCTTGACAGAGAAGCCTGTTACGTCTTTTGCAACTTCTGCGATTTCTTTTTTTATGCTCATTTTCTTCACAATTCGGCTAAGTGCGAAAATGTCTTTCGTAATAAGTTTTCTCATGCGTGCGCCTCCAATTATTCCAATAGGAAAAGCACTCCCGTTTAAAGAGTGCTTTTAAATTTTTAGTTATTCGCTACAGCTACAACTGGGAAGGTAGCTAGTACGCCACCGGACAATGATGTTACCTGAGAAGGAACAGATACAGGCAAGATATAACCGGCTGTGACCGCCTGTCCTGCTGTTGGTGGAGTAGTGAGCGTTAACAACACAACGCTTAGATCATTCACGTCCCTAGTGGCTGCGGTTACTGCATTTCCTGCCCCTAGCAGAGTAACTGTAAATCCGGTAAACGGTACAACAACGGCTGCCGAGCTATTAAAGTGTAAGCGAATTTTTCCATTAGACATAATCACTGGATCAGTCATATAGAAAGGTGCTAGTGCTCCAACTTGTGGATATCTGATTTCGTAAGGGCTGATAAGAGGGAAGTTCGGGTCGATACTAGCCGTAAACATGATAGGAAGGATATTATCGGCGGAATCCTTTGAACTAAACTTAATTCCATCTGAGGATAGAGCATTTTTAAGCATAATAACGACAGGCTTTAGGCTTCCGCTAAGTCTACCAACAATGGCGATGTTATCAATGTAATCAGTAAGCAGAATTTCCGTCTTGCCTGTGATCGTGTCGTACCCAGCGTTAGTTGTGGTATCAACAACGCCAAATAATGCCGTTTTAATGATGTCAGTGGTCAGCTCCAGCATATTGGCCTTTAGGGTTACATCCGTTGAAATAACTCTTGTAAGTCCTTTAACGGTTCCTTTCAGACCATCGACTTTTACATCTCTAGTCTTTACTACGATTACTAGCTCATTACCGCCAGATGTTGCACCAAGCAATGCTTCATTTGCAAGGCCATAGTTTTTATAAACTGCTCCTGCATCAATCATTAGGTTGTTTGGCGTATTTGGCGTGAATCCAATTGTGTTTGTGCTATTAATGGGCAAAATAATCACTCCTTTATTTGTAATAAACCGTGACGATATAGCGCATCTGTCTGCGCTGAATGTGGATAATGGGATCAGGTATGCCTAGCCGGTGTGGAGTATTCCTGTTAATGGATATATACATGGCGGAATCTCCGTACTGTAGGCGGTTTAATGCTTCGTGAATTGCATCAGCTATGCCTTCAATTTCGCGGATGTCCGTTGCCTTGTCATCCCAAATATCCACCTCTAACAAATTGTTGTCGCTAAAACTATTGTTTGGTACAACATTGGGAAACTTAATCTCAACATAGGGATAAACTTTTGTTTCATCTTCTGGATAATGGTCCGCAAAGCTGGGGCAGATCGGATCGATGATGCCGGCAAGTAATTTGTATAATTCTAACATCAGGATCCTCCCATCTTGCTCCGGTATAGGGACTCTGCCGCATTGATGATCTTTGGAATCGATGCCATGGCTCCGGGTTCAAGAAAAGGTTGGGCCTTATGGCCAGATAGCCCCTTCTCAATGGTCAAGGCATATGGCGCTGCAGGAGTTACTCCTACAACAACGCCAGCATTACCTGGCATGACTTCATAGACTTCTGATCTTCTCAGATTTCCTGTGTCTACTTTAGTTCTTGATTGCGCCTCTGCGACTACCAAGGTGCCAACTCCTTCGCAGAATTCTTTTTTACAGAGTTTCATTGCCGCCAATACCGCAGCTTTGTTACTTCTAAACTCCACATAGCATCACCCCTTTCTAAAAAGTAGGCTCTTTTTTATCTAAGCAACCCCTAAACAGGCACAATCGAGATAATCCCAATTTACAAGGGTCTTAATCTCATACTTTTCTAATACCCCTTGGGGATTTGTGTAGTAGAAAACTGTCCCGATTTTTACATCAGGGTAAAAATCTAAAAATACCCTCTTATTCACTTCGATATTGTATCCGTAAGTTCTAAGTAACAATGCCGTGCTATAAGGCTGTATATCACACATGACATCCCTCGCCCACGCCAGAACCCCAGGAATCGTGATCCCTCCAACTTTAGTACTAGGTCCACGATTCCACACACCAACTTTATAATCCGTAAACATTCCGTTGCACCCCCATCATTCTAATAAACGGGGATGGTAATAAGCCCTTAACGCTGTCGGGTAAATCACTCTCGTAAGTTACGCCACGACTTCCTTGCTGGGCCTGACTGACCCCCTCGTTGCCCCTCTTACGGTAACACAGCGTCACGTACTCTATGAGTGCATCGGCGTAGACCACTGTAACGTCCAATGGGGGCGTAACGGGATCAGTAACGGGCACATCAGGTGCATTCATGTAGTTGGTGATCAGCGTAGTGCCCTTGCGAATGTAAACATTCAGCAAGGTATCTATTGAAAAATCTGATTCCTTACCCAGAACTACTTTGATGTCATCTAATAGCATGACCTACCTCCTAAAAAGGGAAAGGGGAAAGGCGGTTAAGCCTTACCCTTTCTCATTCCCTTATAATGTTTCTTTGATGTTTACCTTGAGTGTAACGTATTTGTTGTCAAGGATAAACAAGTCATGATACTTACGGTAGTCCAGTTTCCAAGCATTCGCACCTTGGTTTGCGATAGGGTCAAAAATTCGCATTGTGTCCGTCTTGCATACTGCAATAGCAGTATCTTGAGCCATTACGATCCAGTTAATATTTTTAGCAGCAACGGTACCCGTTCCGGCGCCTCCCGATAGTGTCTTTGCTGTACTTACAGCTTGAACAGTTGCACCCGTTACGGCAGCCGCAGTAATTAAGGCAGCACCTGCACCAGTAAATGTCAAAGCCGCAATTTGTGTAGCCGTAACAGCTAAAGCTACTGAACTACCGTTGGTTCCGAGCGTAATTACTAGATTTCCAGCACCATCAACCACACCAGCTGTAGCAACAGAAACGCCAGCGCCCTGAATAGTAGCAACAGTATACGCATTACCAACGGGTCCGATGCTTGAGGCAGAATATTTAACTCCGGCGATAACGATATTTGCAAAATCAACAGGAGCAAATCCAAAATTAGTAGAGCCATCGGCAAACTCATAAGCCGTTTTCATCAAAGCACTAGGCACTTCGATTAATGGGTTCTTATCAAGCATAGTTACTTCAAGATCAATACTTGAACCAGTTGTCATGGTCCCAGCTTGCATGCATCCCATCGCACCAACGTGTAACTGCTTAACGATTTCTGTGCTGTTCTCTAAGACATTTTGGGTAGCAATTGACAGCATCACTAATAGAGGAATACCAACACCGATTACATCCTGTACCGCCGCGATGTCCGCTCTAATTTTAGTTAAAATATCGGATACCCCGGGGGTATACCCGCCACTGACGCAATTACCACCTTTTGCGATGGCCAAGGCTGCAATCTTAGAGATACGGTATGCATCGACTTCCGGAATAACTTTTGTTCTTTGGAATTCTCCCATAAGATTTGAGGCTGTGGCTACAAAATTTGATTCATTTACATCTTGAGCGTCCAGAGAGAAGCTGGTTGCACGGTCTTGGCCCATTACAAACGACTCGAATTCTAAAGTTGCGGATCCTTTCTTAAATCCATTATCTCGATCATAAGTCCCCAACCCACTCATGCTCAGCTTAGGTACTTTTACGGTCTTGCCACCTTGGTAAGATACTAGTGAAGCATTACCCTCCATGAAGCCTGTGACCGCTTTAGCTACAATTTGCTTGTCCAACTCCTGTTGGAATAGGGTTGCATAGGCGATTGTGTTGATCGGCATTAAAATAACCTCTTTCAAATATTATAGTGCTTTTTAAAGGGGAGCCCGAAACCCTATTTCATCCACTTAGAAACTTCAGCCCTCATTTTTTCGTCAGCAGTGAGGTTTGTCTTATCGCCATTTGGCGGAGTATAGCTGTTGGTCTTAGCAAACTCGGTTTTGATGGCTTCATCATGTGCTGCCATAGTTGCCATAAACTTTTCTAGATTCTTTGTTGTGATCTCGTCATCAGCACCAACAAAGAAATCAACTAGATCGGTCGGTAGCTTTTTATCTTGGAATTGCTTGAGCGTCTTGTTCGTCAAGTCTTTGCGCGCAGAATCACTTTGCGCTTTATCGAACTGCGCCTGGAGATTTTTAAGGGCTAGATCCCGGGGATCGGCTGCCGGGTTCTCTTTTAGAAATCTTTCCTGATAGACCTTATCGAGATTATTTTCCTGCCAAGTTTTAAGACTCTTCGCCGAATGCTTGTCGTTCTCTGAATCAAGAAAAGATTTGAAGTCGGCATCGTTTAGCTTTGCTTTGAACGCCTCTAAAGTGGGAGCCACCTTAAAACCATCTAGTAAAGTCTGAACTTCTGCGTTTTCCTTATTGGCCTCCAGGTATGTGGTGATTTCTCCGATATTTTCAACTGGCATATTCTCTACCTCTTTCTGCCCTCTTGACGGTGTCCACCAAGAACGCAATTGTTTTTGGGCATATAAAAAGCACCCTGGATGGATGCTGATTAACTTTATCTAATTCCGTCTTTAGCTGTTTGAAGTAAAAATCCTAGCAGCATCCAGACCTTATCTTTGATTTTATCCATGCAAATATTCTTTCCCATTTCTTCGTCATAGTTGGCAACATCTACACAGGATGAGCTTTCAATGACCTTAAAGCCATTTGCCAAGGTCGCAATAACAATTGTAGATTTATTGCCTACCGTAATGATTTCAACGCTTGAAATGAAAGCATCAACGTTCTCCTGGGTAATGGTGTTGTTATCTCCGACTCGCATATATGCCTTGTCAAAGGCTTTCTTGGGAAGCCATGAAGTAGTAAGTCCGGAGGGATAAACTACTTTATAGCCAGCAGTTTCTACACCACCGAAGTCTTCCGTTATTCCGCCTCTTTGATCTACGTTAAATTCGACGTCCGTCATGGGTATCGCTTCTAGTAACATGAATCCAATATACTTAGCCATTTTAATCAACTCCTTTACTATTAGCCCAATCTTCGTAATTTTTGTAATCAATAATCTTGCCTGATTCATTATCCTTACGTGCCGATGGACTCCATCCGGCGTAGGGAACGTTGATAAGACAACATCTGCACATTGGATGATTTTCGGGGGGAACAACTTTATCTGAATCATCGACGCCATAAATCTTGCCGTCTAGGACTGCGCATTCTGGCGATGTCTTTCCGTCAAGAGTAGCGGAGTACATTTGCTGGTCCACGCCTGTCGAACGCGCTATGTCGTCCCCGGCTTGACTCTGGATCCGCGCGTTCTCTGTACGAACAAGTCTCTGACTCTCGTAGGCGGTAACATTAAATCTATCCCGGATATCCCTACCCAAGCGATCAATGGTAATGTCACCTTTCATAGCCCCGACGATAGTGGATTGTAACTGGTCAATCATGCCGGCTTTGTTGGCCCAAATACGATCGGAGAAAAGTTCTCCCTTGAACTCGTGGTTGACCGCTGCGTCCACAAATTCTTTCTTCAAGATATTAAACTTTAAGTTTGCTTTCATACCAGATTCCATCGTGAAGGCTGTTTTGTAGTACGTGAGCTTAAAAACAGAACCCAGTATCGCCGTGACCTGCTCAATCTCGCTTTGCCCTAAATGAACACCCATTGCCTTAAGCTTAGCCTTTACGTCGGTTGTAATCGTGGCTTTTTGCGTTGCTGATATGTTTAAGAATCCCTCTTTGCTATGGTCAATGTAGATCTTACCGATCATGGCATGCAGCTCATCCAGTGCAACCTTCTGCTCCAGATAAACATCCTTCATGGCGGCGTCCGCGAACGATTCTCCCTCAACTTTTAGGTCTTCAATTTTCTTTTGGTAAACTGGATCTACTTTCTTGCTCATTTAGTCACGCCATAATCGAATAGGCCATTTGTATCTATGATCCTGTCGCAGTGCTTACAAATGGTCAGTCCCGCTGAGATCTCCGTTTTTGTATGCGTGCATATCGACGGGTTACTTCCCAAAGATACAATCTGAGCATCGATACTATTCCTGTATATAATTAGATTGTCGTAAAGCTCCTGCATATCTAATTTCACGCCGACAGTAATACTATCAAACTTCATGTAGAGTCATCCTCCCTTGATCTTATTTTTCATTTAACTACTGGGACCTTAGTCACGGGGACCGGGGGCGCCGCAGGCGTTAGTGGCGGATTTAATAGCGAGTTTCCAATACTGTTAGCCTTTGCCTCTTCCTTGGCCTTAGCCACTTCATGCTGAGGATTATCCACGAAGGAAAATAGACTCAATGCTGTTTCTGAGCTTAATTTATCACCAAGGGCGGTCACGACAGTGCTATTTGTCACGTCATCGGATGGAATATTTGGAGTGAATTTTACTTTTAAATCTTTGTAATCAAAACTGGTTTGGTGGAGCCAGTTTTGATAAATAAACAGCATCTTATTTCTCGTTTTAACACAGTTTGCCAGGGCTTTCTGGTTTAGCTTGCATTTTTCCTCCAAAGAAATAAGCCTAGCCCTTAAGGCCAGACTCGAAGTATTAGAACTCATCTTCTCGTTGGAATTGATATGGCAAGCGATCTGGAACATCTTATCCTCTAAAGTTGTCAGTGTGTTTTGAATGAAAGTATCGTTGATCGTCTTTATCAACCAAGAGGCGGATCCGTCCTTCCCCTTAGTTTTCATAACGCCCTGCTCTTTCATCTTCTTGAGATCGCCGTCCGCCAGATCTAAGTTATTCAGGACTAAATAAGCGTTTCTAAACTCGGTAATCTCTGAACTGATGTCTGATAGATTGGTTTCATAAGCATCCTGGAGCGCTTTAATATCCTTGTATAGACTGTCGAGCCAACCTTCTTCGCTGACGATTGCAAGGCCTACAGGAACACATCCGAATACATGGGTCTTCCGCGATATCTCCGTAAAAACCTCGTCACAGTGAATAATTTCTGAATCCGTGTAAATGTCCACGTATTGTTTGGGATCGTAGGGTTCCCTATAAATATGGAGGAAGAATATAACGTTATCCCGGTTATCTGAATAGATAATACCGTGACGAGGTGAAATAACCCGGCTGCAGAACTGAGGTTCCGTATCGATGTAATATAGCTCGTAGGCTGTTGAGTAGATTAACATATTCTTTGCCAAGGTTGCGTCATGGTCCTCTTTCCAATGCGCTGTAGCGAGACGCCTAAGCTCTACGATCTTTTCATCACCCTTGTGGCTCGTATAGGTAATATCATTGCCTACTGAATAACTAACTTCTTCTTTGGTGAACTTCTTAATGAAGTTGGTCCCTATTTTTTTATTGTACCTATCATTGACATAGTTATAATTCCCCGCGCCTTCTGCATCTAGATTGTACTCATTTATGAAGATGTCATCATATGAACCATTGGTCGAAAGGCCCATGCCATTACTGTTAGCATCGGTTAGGCCCATGTAATAGAGATACATTTTAAGAAAAACGTGATATTGAAGTTGGAAATTGGAAAATACTTTTGTAAGCAGGTCTTTTTGTTTATCCACATCAAAAATAGTGATCACCTCCCAAACAACTTATTGCGGTCCATGAATTCAACGCGATAAATAACCTCAATCTCTTTAACGTCAATAAGAAATTGGCTCACACAGTCCGGTGCGTCATCGTGCTCGCTAAAATCTTGACCCGAGAAATCCAGGACCTGATCATTGAAGGCCTCATCTTCTTCGTTGAAAATTATCTGGCCAGTATTGACTCCCTGGATGATCGTCGAGATCTTCTCGTCCTTGTTCGTTCTCTGCATTTTGTTTATAAATTCGATCTGTCTGTTTCTCAGTTCCGGTTCTTTTGTAATTAACTCTTTTATCTTTAGTACATCAGCACCGCTGTACAGATTTTTCTCGACGCTGACGTGAGTAATGTCCACATACATTTTTAATAACTCGATCACCTTTGAACAGAAATCGTCAAACCCTAGCTTTGCGAGTATCCCTTTTCTCACATATGCAAAATCATTAGTCGCAATCGATCCGACGCACACGGCCGTATAGTCTGACTTAATACTAACGCTGGAGGCTGGATCACATACGAGCATGGTCTTTTCCCAGGTATGCTCTTCAATCTCTTTGGCCGGTTGGGTCTTCATGGACTTAAACCACTTATCCCCAATCTTGGAGGCATCGTTCATCATTTCTTGCTTAAAGGCTATGGGATTATTAAAGTAATCAATCGCCAGATCCAGACAATCGTATTTGTCATCCCAAACTGTAGCATAATGCATTTCCTTTTCATGCTGGTAGTAAAATTCCTTTGCCTCGGACACTGAGTCCTTCAGTTTATCGTCAAAATATATTTTGCCGAACTCTTCCCATAGGCCCTCGTGGAAAAAGGCGTCTACATCAAAATCGACGACTCTTCTTAGAATGTGTTTGTAGTCTTTGTTCAGTAAGAGCCTCGACATATAACAGTTTTTGTGGAGGATCGTACCAAGAACTATGAACTTCGTTGCGGGCTTAATCTTTTTACCGCCCCGGTATACCGCCTTATCCCCAGCGTAGGCGCTGTCTTCAACCCAGGTATTATATTTTTTGTCTCTGCTTTCCTGGGTAACAACATCGGCCCTACCTTGAAAGTCATCCGCGATAATGGCGCTCGGTCTGCTCCCCGCGTATTTCTTCCCTCTCATACTAGAGGTGGAGGAAATAGCCTGGATCTTTGTCTTGTTTGTAAGCTCGAGCTCCAACTTATTGACGGTGAAGTCACCGGGCTTAATCAATTTACCAAAGGCGGCTATTAAATAAGGATTCTCCTCGAAGGCTTGTCTTGCTTGAGAGATGAACTCCGTGGAGTCCGACTCAGTTTTACCCGCAACCAATGTGTACTTCGATTTCTCATAAGCATGCAGCCATACTGACAGAGCAAAGTCTAGCACCGTTGTCTTTGCGCACCCTCGAGGCCAGGCGACTTCTATCTTGTCGAACTCATCCTGTAAAAACATCTTATCGAGCTCGTCCCATACCTCGAGGTGGAGTGGTGCCAATTCTCTGGCGGCGTTAGTCTTCTTAGGGATGAACGTATCTTGCAAGAAGTACCGACAGAAAAAAGGGATACTAAGCGATCCTATACTGTAGGCAAGGCCCCGGAAACCAAAGAGGTTATTTATGTGTTTCAGGATTAATGCTTCAGTGCTTGCCGCTGCTTGTTTCGGGCTTGCCCCGCTCGTAATGAATTGTTCATAGATTGCTTCGTACAAAAGCTGTCTGTTCTGTTCCTCTTCGGTCACGGTCTCCATTGCTTGCATAAGATCACCTCCCAGTGCTTACTTCATTTTTAGAATTGGGTGTGCGCGCATTCACTTAACTAGGCTCGTACTTAGCTTTAAGCTCAAAGTACTTTGCTCGCTCTGTTATCTCCCATCGTTCCTTGCGCTGTTTTTCAGCCTCTTCAATTTGCAGTCGCCTAGCTTCACAGAGTTCTTGATACTCGTTTTCTTTAAGTACTCCGAGTTTCTTAAGTTCCTCTACCATCCATTTGTTACTAGTGCCCTCAAAGATGTGACGTTGAATCCCATAAGATTTATAGACCTGAACTTCTCTATCATCGTCCTGCTCTAGGACCATGAGCCCTCCGTCTGTGGTGGCTAAAACAATAGCCTCAGCGAATTGAGCGCAGTGAATAAAGGCAATTGCTTTCCCTAGGATGTCTTCACCCTTTTCAATAAAATACATTCTATAACCCACCTCATTTAACTCTCACGCTCGACGCGGCGTACTCGTCTTGAACCCACCGAGGAAGAACCTCGTCAAGCTGTTTCCTAAAAATCAAATATAGGTTAAGTGATATCCGGTTGGAGCCGAAGAAGTAGATCGGGTTGACATAGTACTGCGTGATCGTGTCATGCCCTACCAGCACCGTGACCTTAGCCAGCATACTCACCTTGATCATGCTCCGCACAAAGTCTCTAGCCTGGTATGCTTTCAATCCAACGATCTGCCCTATCTGCTCCTCGTTGTATGCCTTCACCCCACCACCGCCTCGGTAGCCTAACATGTTGGTAGTAGACCACATATGCTTGGCGAGTGTGGCCATCTGCCCACGTTCCTTCATGGTCATACTCACCGGGAAGTCTGTATCGACAAAGGATTTAGCAAAGTTCTTACGAGCCCAAAACAGGTAACCCTTCTCGGTATGGAACGCGGCGGCTAAGTGCTGGACCTTCTCACTCGTGATCTCCCCGCTATCCGGATTAATGTATTGAGTCTTTTTAATAAGGCTGTTACTCACATTAAACCGCGTTCCCTTCCAGTTGGTTTTTGTACCCTTTTTAGGCTCAAAATCAGTCCAAAAACCAATCGCTAAATATGGTCTTAACCCTTGGCACTAATAGAGTGTAGCGATTTAGCCATGTAAAGATACTATAGTACTTACGTTACATCTTTACATGGAGCCTACCATTTGAGCCTCCCAGCGGACCACCTCCTACCTGCCTACCGAGGGTGAAAAGTTTTTCTGGAAAATGTGAAAGCGATTGTTGAGGCTACCGCCCCGATATAGGCGATGTCCAGAAAAGAAGGTGCCCCCTCGCTGAATTAATAGCAGTTGGGTCCTATAATAGGTACTATGACAAGTTAAGTACTAATTGGTGCAACCTCTACACCCTTAGGGAGAGTAGGAGAACAGGCGCTATAACAGAATACATGTAAAGTAGTAACTGAGAATACATAGCCTATGTGTGCGAGTTATGGATGAATTGTTTGCGCCTGACAGACAACTCACACCCGAGCGACCCTCAGCCGTCAAAATCCCAGACATCCAGACAAGATAGAATCACACATAAAGCAATCAGGTGTAATACCTGATTGCCTAATTAATATCGATTGTCTCCACTTTGTTTAACTGCCTCATATGCTTAAAGGTATCTTGTATCTCATCAAGCATAGGTACTCTTACCTCTATTGTTTTCTCCACTTCATGCTTATCTCTCCACTCTAGTTTCTTCCTGTTCTTCAACCAGAAGATCATGGATGTCGGATCTGCGAGAACCTCTTTAGTGACTCGCTTGGTCTCGACCATCTCATACCCAACTATCAGGTCATGGTCCCATTTGTCATATATGGGCATGCGTTCTTTCGTGATCTCATCATATCTAAAGCCCTGTGTACGCTTGAACAGAGCGTTCTCAACCATTATGTCTGCTTCTTCTTTACCCCTTTTTAAGGCATCGCGCAAAATGCTATGCTGGATTTTGTACCGTTGTAGAGTTGCTACATTTATTCCCAAATTATGGGCAATGTCTTTCTCTATGAGGCCATCCCTACACCAGGCCTCGACGAGCACTAATTTATTTTCTACCCCTGGCCATTTGCTTGTTGCCATATGGGCCAACTCCTAACCTAGATATACACCTCTATTTGAGCGCATCGCCTTATCGGACGCGTCGAACTCTGTATCTATGTGAAACTCGTTAACCATTTTTGAGTGGTTAAGACATCGGATATCCGCCCAGACGTGACAGTTCGGGCAGTTCTGCTTCGCCGTTGGATCCTTCGGTTTATAATCTTTACACAATATTGCCATGGTTGTACCTCCTCTGAGCAAAAGGAAAAAGAGCCCAAATGGCTCTTTAAAAAAGTACCTCTCACTATTAGGTGCAAATCGTAAGACAAAAGTATGTTTTTATTTTCTAGGTATCCGTGAAATGCTAGAATATCGCGGGTTGAACGGGCATTTTGAAGACGATTCCATTGTCAGTTAGGTCAGATACCATGTGATATATTTTATCTTCCGCCCTTCTGACTAGCAGCTGGACCGTGCCCTTTTGTATATTCATAATCTTAGCAGCCACTCCGAAAGAATAACCACTGCCTCTGACAAAAGCATAGGCCTCTCGCTCTTTAGCACTTAGAACTTTTAAGACTATCCCTAAATCCTTAATGCGCCTTTTTCATTTCTTTGCTAATCTCTGGAGGATGGCTTTGTATTGCGACTGACCGGATAAAAGCGACACTCTGCGGATCCATGGGCACTTCTCTTCTCAGAGTACTCAGTCTCGTTATTCCCCGCCAACTGTCTGGGTTCTTGCCCATGGACATATATTTAATTGAGTATTTCAGACTATCTGCGCAACTAGAGAGCAGAGATCTGTCCTCTCTGCCGGTGGCCTCCATTCTAGACTTATTGACATGTCTTAAAGCAATTCGATATTCCCCGATGAGCTTTTTCACCGTTGGCCACCCCCGATTATTTAATCCATTCTTCCAGTTTGTTCGATCCATATGGCCAAAACGAATGCAAAGATCGCATCAGCCACATTGTGACCGGCGAATGAGATCATGCCGGTCACAGCCAATGCCAGGCTTACCCACTGACGTGCTCCGTTAATCTTACCAACTAGGTTTTTCATCATTTGCCACCTCCGTCGTCCACTTTTGGCAAAGCCAGATATCTGACCCAGAGAATACTTAAGAAATACCTTATGCCTTCAAGACTCATGGCACTCGTCCCAGGCGATACAATCCTTTGTGCACTTTTCTACCGCGAAAATAAACGGACACTTGATCATTTCTTCTAACCGGCTTGAGTGGCTAGAATTCACCATGAGAATACATAACAGGTACCCGGCCATTGTCCCGATGAATCCGCCAATTCCTAAGAACATTACATTCGACATCTCAAATCCCCCTTAGGATACTTAAGTTTCCAGTTACAACCTTTAATGCATGTGTAACACGGGTCACCACCAAGCCTAGCGATCTCCATCTCAGGCAGAAATGAGTATCGGCATTCCCGGCATTTTGGTTCATTCTGCAGTGGTTTTTCAGATTCCAAGACCTTGTCTAATCTATCGTCAAGTCTACATAGCTTTTTACTCTTCACTTGATTCAGCCCATGAATGCCAATGGCCAGCCCTATTTTCATTTGTTCAAGCATGATCTCGACGTCAGCAATCTCTTCAGTGACGTGCTCCAGTATGTTTCCACTATGCTCATGTCGATTCTCCTCTCACTTTCTCGATTCTTGCTTTTACTGCATCCATCAAGGCGTCTTGCCCCGCGGCTTTCTGGGCTATGGCCTCGACCACGTCCTCGTCGATCGTGCCCTCAGCCACGAGTCGCATGACCATGATCCGCCGCGTCTGCCCTTGCCTATGTACTCTTGCATTCGCTTGCTGATCCTCTTCCAGCGACCACGTTTGATCGAACCAGACGACTGTTTGACAGCTCGACTCTTGGAGATTGAGCCCATGACCGGCGGATTTTGGATGTAATAACAAAAGTGGTATTTTATCGTTGTTCCAGTCCTCGATATCCTGACCCCCGTCTTTCCCTTTTCTCAGGATCTTCGCCTGTGGGAAGCGCGCTTGGATCCGAGATAATGCATGCTTGAAGTTGTAAAAAACCATGACCGGCTTACCATTTGCACCCTCGATGATATCCTCCAGAGCGTCCAGCTTGGCATCGTGGATCTGCTTGATGCCTCGCTCCTCGTCATAGACCGCGCCGGAGGCCATTTGCAGTAACTTGTTTGACAGTACAGCTGCAGTCACAGCGACGACATCGGCGTCCAAGTATGGGAGTAACATGTCTTTTTCCAACTTTTTATAAAGCTCCCGCGCCGGTTCGGATAGTTTGATCGGGACGACTCGGTCAATTCTCTCAGGTAGTTCAAGCCAATCCTTGGACTTCATACTCACGGCGATATCGGATATGGCCTCGTAGATCCTCTGCTCTGCTTCCTGCTTTTCCTTCCACTCGTAAACCACATGGCCACTTCTTGCACCGGCTGTGAAGTATCGGTCCCTGTAGCTGGTGATTGTCTTGCCAAGGCGTTGACCTTGATCCAGCAGATAAACCTCTGGCCATAGGTCCATCAAACCATTGGGTGCCGGCGTGCCGGTTAATCCGATCACTCGTTTCATCATGGGCCGGACTCGACGCAATGCTCTGAACCTCTTAGACCGGCCATTCTTGAAACTGGATAACTCATCGATCACCACAGTGTCGAAGTTCCACGCTGTACCCAGCTCACCGACTAACCATTCAACATTCTCCCGATTGATCACCCAGATATCAGCATCAGCCTTCAAAGCTTTTCGGCGCGTGTCGGCGCTCCCTAAAATTTTACTGATCCGTAAGTGCTGCAGGTGATCCCATTTCTCAGCCTCACGGGCCCAGGTATCATCGGCTACCCTCAATGGTGCGATGACTAAGACTCTAGTTGCGTCATAATAATCATTCAGCAGGAGATCGATCGCGGTCAGTGTGCTTACAGTTTTGCTAACCGAGGCCCATCTCTAGCAGTAACGCAATGTAATGGGTATCTAGTATTCGTTGTGTCGCATATTCTTGGTACTGATGTGGGATGAACTTCATTTGGCATCACCTCTATTCTCGTTAATAAATTGGTCAATGTCCTCGTGAGAGTCGATCTTGTAAACTCGGTGTCCGGTGCTCCTCAAGATCTTAGCCCACCACTTCTGGAGTGGCTTCAGTGGTTTACCCGGTGCTTTCATCTCCACGAATAGAACTCGCCCGCCTGGTAGTAATACCAATCGGTCGGGAACTCCTCTTGTACCTGGTGACACCCACTTGGGCGCTCGGCCGCCAATCCGTTTTACTTCCCGGACGAATCGACTCTCTAGTTCTGACTCTAGCAAAGTACTTCACCTTCGGGATCTGGAACACACCAAAGCCAAGTGCTGCCGGTATTGATCGTTCTCACGTTAAGTTCTTTTCGTGCTGCTTTTAACTCTGTCTTGGTAATGCCCCGTTTTGCACAATACTCTTTTACTTCGTCATACGGCTTAGGCTCGTCGGCCAAATACTCGGCCAACATCATGGCGGCGTACTCAACCCGTTCTGCTTTTGTCGATCCGTAATTATCACTCATTGTGAATGCCCCCTTCGATTGGTGATCTAGTATCCCTCACACATGCGTTATGTGCCTAAATGTGTGTTAGCATAGGGCTTGTATATATACGTGTTCTATTACCCCTATGCTCTATTACTTATCTCTTTATAGGGTTATTTACTGATACATTAGATACAAGCAGGGGTTAAGCCTTGGTGCATAAGGGTTAAGGCTGTATCAGATAAAATATATTGTCTGTTATATGTCTGTTACATCTGATACACCAAAAGTATCAGTAATATCAGATAAGTATCAGATTAAATATGAATCTGTTACACCCTGTCAAAAACGGTTTGTAATCCATAGACAGGTATGCGCACTCTACCATTTCGTTCTTTCCACCCAGGTATGCGCCGAAAGATGTCACATATTTCACGTGCCTCCCAGGGACGCATAGAACCAATTCTGTTATGCAAACATTCCGCCCACACTTGAGATGCACATACACGCTTGTGGAATCTCTCATCGGTGTCCGCTATACGCCACTCTTCTTCAATGGGTGACTCGATCCACTCCTGGATCAGTCCAACACGTGGGTCATCCTCCATATGCATTCCCTGAATACGTGAAGCCTGCTGCTCGATCTCTGGTGACAATGTAAGCGCCTCGCCTTTTCGGTACGCCTCCAAGACCTCTGCCCATATCTGTGTGATCTCGTACTCGGAGAGATCCGTAAATATACTCTTGACTCGTTTCTCCGGATCGATCGTCACTGGCCAGAATCGACGGTTGCCTGTCGGGTCCTTTAGAAAATTACAGTTATTCGTGGTCCCAAAAAACACGCACTTTCGTGGAAAATCTGTAACTACCCGATCATAAGCCACTCGATATTTGTCGGACCGCTTAGTGATAAACTGCTTAATCTCATCCACTTCGGTCTTGGTCATGCCTGCCAGCTCACCGAACTCAAATATCCATGCCGACTGTAGATGCTCCCCAGCATCCTTGGAATCAAAGTTTTTAAGTGAATCGCTGAACCAGTTCTTAGCCATCATCTGAATGATCGTGCTTTTACCGGCGCCTTGCGGGCCAACCAGAACCAGCATATAGTCAAATTTGCATCCGGGTTCATAAAGTCTTTTGACCGCTGCAATAAACATTTTTCGCGTGACTTCTTTGACATAGTCCGAGTCTTCAGCACCTAAGTAATCTATAAATAAGCGATCGATCCGCGGCGCTCCGTCCCACCTCTGCTCTTCTAAGTACTCGATAATAGGATGAAATCGATTAAGATGTGATACTTCCGTGAATGCGTTTTGAATGATATTGGCGGACTTGATCTCGTACTTCTTACCGAACCAGTGCTGAAGTCTCCTGTCATCTGCACCAAGCCAGGGCTCATACTCCTCATGCTTGCGCTCACGATCACGCCAGGGTAATCTCTTTCGGATGACCTCGGTATTGCCGAAATCATCATAAGCCAGCACCCCGTCCCACCGTCCGTAAGTTAGGAGAACCTCCACATTATTTGAGTTAGATAAGGGTTTACCAGTCTTTGAATTCATCTTTAATAGGTCGATCCATTTCTTCGTATCAGCCTCGGGCTTCTCTTCTTCCTCGGTCTCTGTGCCTGCGAAGTCCTCGGATAGTTCAGACAACCGCTCACGCTTGACCTTTCCATCTTGCGAGGCGAAGGCCACCATGGCCGTATGACTTGGCAGTTTGTCGATATTGGTTTTCTCACTGGCCCGATCGTCCAGCTTGCCAAACTTGTGCAGCCGTACTAAGTCAAAGGCATTAACCTCTCGGCCTCCGCAAGGATCGCTCTCATGGTGGGAATAGGCGAAGGTGTCCTCGTCATACACGACCAAACCCCCGAAGCTACTGGCGCCAACGTGTGTATACCTGGTCAAACTATCGTCCACAGAATCGTAGATGTCCGGCAGGAAGACCGCAATGGCCTCGCTGATGGAGTAGCATCGGCAGAATGCTCCTACTACTCCCAACTTAGCTTTAGGATCCTCCATTCGCCTGGACGTTTGCCTTTGCACCTTATCATCAACGTGCCGTGGCCACTGGAGAGGATCTTTCCAATTGTCATAATCGGAGAGAACACCATCGACGCTTAAAGGATCACCCTCGCATACTTCCAATACCGGATCAGCATCATTCGAGCAACTCGGTAAGTACATCAAACGGTGGACGTCGAAAGTCGTTTTATCGAAATAATCCATGCCGATCTGCTCCGCCAGTTTACGACTGACCGCCCCGTATGCATCGGGACTAATGGCACGATCAGTCGGTGTCACTAGCCGGTATTTAGGCTTCTCAGGGCGATGGCTGTGCGTGGAGTAGATTACATAGGCTGTGCCTCCTAGCACGAGCTCAGTGGCAAATAGAAAGTCCTCAGTCGCGTGATCCACGTCCAGCGTGATCAGGCAACGCGTGTCGATGTTCTCTTTCTTCCGGCGTCCGCCTCGGACTAATCCGCCCACAAACGCCGGACCATCTTTGATCTTGCCTCGACCGATATTATTCATCTTGGCATACTGCTCCATCGTCTCGGATGTTCGTCGGACCTTCCTCAGCCGATCGACGAACTCATCCCAGTTTAAGTACTCCGGCTTCCAGTTTGTATCCGTCCTATTCTTGCCGAAACTTATATCTAGTTCCATAGGTTTTCACCTCTCTCATGCCAGCAATTCCTCAAACTCGATCTCCTGCAAACGTTCCTGTGTGCGTTTAAGTATCTGGGTCAGTACACCACGTTCATTAGGTATCTCTTTTTTCTCAAACTGGTGGTCCTCACCTGTGAGTAGAATAAGATCACGCCGAATCGGATTAGCCATATGTCCTAATCGAACAGACTGTCTTTTTATCGACTGCTCGATGATATTGCGGACGGTTCTAGCGTTTCCGAAGTTAGGACGCGATTTCTCCTGCCGTAGTTGCTCAGCAAAACCATGACTAAACTCGATCGTCATTTTGTATTCTCGTTCCTTGCACATAAATTCTGCAATGCCGTGAAGGTCCCTAACATCGTAATCAGGGAAGTGGATGACATTTGAAAAGCGAGATCTAAGTCCTGGGTTACAATCTAAGAACTCCTCCACTTCCTTTGGGTACCCTGCGATGATCACAACCACTTCATCCCGCATATCCTCAAGCATCTGGGTTATGGCCCCTACAATCTTCTCACTGTTTTGGCCTTCTGATTTTCCTAAAAAGGTGTAAATTTCGTCGATAAATAGGACTCCACCTTTTGCCTCACGGAACTTCTGTATAACCTCCTTCTCAGCGAGCCCCACTAGTTCGCTTATGATATCGGCATGATGGATTTCGATAAATGGCGGGGTAGTATTGGTATTTGATTTAAGGATTCCTAGCTCGGCAAAGGCCTGTCCGATTAACCGTGCTGCTGTCGACTTACCCGTACCGGGATTACCTGTGAAGACCATGTGATTTGATTGTGGCTCAGTCTTTAACCCATTACGCTCCCGGAGCTTAGATATCCGAGCGAACGCGATCATCTGTTCAATTTGCTCCTTTATATTTGACATCCCAGGCATTGCTCCGAGTTGGTCTAATGCCCTCTTTGCTTTGATGTTCACTCGGTTGACCTCCCTTCTTTAAAAATTAAGTACGTATTGGTAATATCAGAACGTCAATCCCGTTTTCCTCATCCCGGAGGACAATTGCGTCATTCGTATGCCTGAACTTGATAACGACCGAAGTTGACTTTGCGCTCTTGAAAACATTTAGAGCATTGTATAAAAAAGCCGCATTGAAGCTCCATACTTCGGATTGGTCTGACATTAACTGTCCCAGGAGTGCGGTAAACTCGATACCCTGATTTTTTATTCCAAGGCAAGCTGTATCACCATGGAATCTAATGTTCACAATCTTGTCATAAGACTTAAGCTCTTTAAGGATCATCTGTGCTATTTTAGCGAACTTGGTGGCGTCCTCAATTTGAGCAGTTTCTAGGGTTATCTGATTTTCCTTATTCCAGTTAAGTAGATCCCCAATTGCATTAGACGGAAATACCCCTTCTAGGTCAGCGCCGGTTATCGCATGGACCGATCGTTCTACAGCGACGGATGTGTCATCGACGATGGCGGACACATCTTTGATCCGGAGAAGGGTGTGCGTATCCGACACAATAGCCGTTCCATTCTTTAGGTAATGGATTCCTTGAAAGATTGGGTTTCTCGCATTTTTATCGGCGGCGAAGAATTTCGCGTGTTTGGTCAAAAGTTCTTGTTTCTGAGTTTTATTAAGAATCATCTCTTACCCTCCAACAATTCAGGATTTTCATAGATGTTACCGATGATCACTCGCCGTTGCCAGGAGTTATTGAGCAACTGCTGGTGGTCGTTATCACTGTCCCGTTCTCTCTTGTCAGCCTTCACGTCCTTCAGCCACCAAGCAACTCGGTACGGATCCCATATCACTTTGTAAACGATTTTCCTGTCCTCGAACTTTACAAGATCACCCTGATAAATTTCTTTCCCGTTATCATCTTTAAGCGTTGTATATTGACCGACCGTTTTGGGATCAACCTTCTCTAAGATATTTTTCATACATAACTCGTCATTAGGGTTAAATGGTGTGAATATTTCAAGTTCTCCACCCCTATAGGTAACTAAGCTCCCATAGGTCAACTCGCCGTTGTCGATCCTTTTACCTCTGAACTTAATCTCTCTCATTTAGTCGCCTTCCTTCTCTCCCCGATTTTGTTATAAATATCGGCAATGATAACTCCCGTTCTTGTTAAGTCAGCATCCTTCTGAATCAGATTGAGCTTGTTTAGTCTTACAAGTTGCTTGCGAGAAACACAGATGAGGTTTTCGGGTTCAAAGTTTCGCCTGTTCCTGTCTCCGAAAATTATCACATTACCTTTTGGCACAGGTCCGTTTGCAGATTCCCAAACTACTATATGTTTTCCTTTCCACGTGTGAGGATCGGCTATTTTGACATCCACATAGTCGTCACCGTTAACCCTCTCCGTTCCAATAGGTCGATAGTTCCAAGGTTTATTTCCTGACTTGAATTGCGTAGGTTCCCATCCACCGATACCCTTTTTTCCTTTGTTAGCAGGCACATGACCTTTTTTGAATTGCGTAGGCTCCCAGCCTTTACTAAACTGCGTGGTGCGCCCGTTATGCAGGCCATGTCGATCGGATAGAGAAACCATCGTCGAAACCTTTAAGCCCATTCCGAACTGCTTATTAAACGCATCAGTTAGCTCACTGAAACTGCAACCTAATATATTGGACGCTATAAATTCGATATGTTCAGCGTTATACTTGCAATTACTCATCTGTTGGGAGATATGCTCCACGCAGCATGGCCGGCATTTTCTTGCTGTCACCGCCCAAATATTCATCCCTTGCTTTTAGTGAATCAATCACTAATTTTCCGGTAGAAATAATTTGAACGGAAATCTGGCTTATCGACTTAGCCCTCTCAATTTCCTCTTGAAGTTTTTCACCTTTGATCTCTTCGTCCCCTAAACGCTCTAACTGGGCGAATAAATGGTTATTCAAATCACCTAATGAATTTTTCATGTATCCTTTCACCCCCATAATTCTTAGGTTTAGACTCTAAAGCCCTCTTTAAATTCTTCTGGGCGGTATATGTGGTTTTCTAGCCGGATAGTATCTCTACGCAATTCGTGCATCTTAGCCTTTAATTCAGAGGTTGCCGCGCTACCATAAGGGTTTAGCTTTGTTCCCGATTCAATGATCTCTATAACTCTTTTGCATTCAAGAACGACCAGTTGTTTAGTGTCATCGATCTTCATTTATCCACCTCAATATCCAAAACTTCCACCGGATGCTCTGGGCATCCGTATTTAGGACATAACAGGCAATCCTCTCCGGAGAGATTAAACCCACCGCAGTCATTGCACTTGCAACCGCGTTGATCACATTCTTCCAAAGCAACGTCACTGCAGTCTTTACTCATCTTCATCATCCGTATTGGCCTCGTATTCCTCGCCAGAGATCGGCGTGATCCATTCGACATCCTTTTTCAGCATCCCCGCAACGTTTTCCCTTTGCTCAATGTGCATTTCGTCGTACTCTTCACTTGTAACCGCCTTTTTACAGTTGCCTATTTTTATTCGAAGATACGGCTTCCACGTTGTTGCCTTCTCCATCATGAGCAAGCCCGGCTTCAGCTGAAATACGGTAGGGGAATTTTAAATCATAGTACATACGAACACCTCAATCTTTCTTATAGAAGTCACATTCATAACCGGCTGCTCTCAGTGGTAACCCAGGGGCCCATCCGATGTCTTTACCCATTACAGCCGTCACGTGGTCTAATGATCCTGTCCCGATTGGAACATCTAATATGACCTCATCGTGGACGTGCATATTTATCACATAACCCTCGGCGTCTATCCTCATCATGCTAACTGCCAGACAGTCCCGCGCGATGGCCTGAACAAGATTCTCCACCAACCGACCGCCGTATGTTCGGTGGGACACCCACTTTTTTGTCACTTGATCCATGCCGTCGAACACTAGGCCCTCTTTGTTGAACTTCGGTTCGTGCTTAATCCTCGGATTGACATAAGCTAAACTCCGACCGCTGGGTAGATCCGCGAACAACATGCCGGATTTATAACGGTATTGAACTCCATGTGCCAGCTTTACCGTCGTTTTCTCTTGCACTGCTGTGACAGCCGCGTTCTCTGCGGCGTACCAAAGCTTTACAATGTTCGGGTTAGATCGTCTCCACTGCTTCACCATCCCTGGCAATTCATCCTCGGGGATACCTTCTCTGAGTGCACCCATGGCGATCAGTGCATTAGGACCGCCTTGGTATCCACAGGCCAACGTAGCCACCTTACCCTTCGCCCTCAGAGCGTAGTTCGCTTGACCCTTGGCGATTGTGTCAAAAGGAACTTTGAACATCTCAGACGCCGTTGCCTCGTAGATCTTGCCATCACCACGGAATACTTCGAGTACCCAGTTCTCGTCTGCCAGCCAAGCAATTACCCGCGCCTCGATGGCGCTGAAGTCACTTACAATGAACCGGCAACCCTCGGAGGGAATGAACGCCGTGCGGATCAGCTGTGACAGTGCAAATGGTGGAGCGCCAAACATCATCTCTAGTAAATCGAAGTCTCCACTGCGCAGTGTTTCTCGCGCCAGCTCCAAGTCCTTAAATTTGTTCTGAGGTAAATTTTGAACCTGTATAAGGCGCCCTGCCCATCGCCACGTTCGATTTGCTCCACAGAATTGAAGTAATCCGCGTGCCCTCTCGTCGTCACACATACTTCGGTTCATGGCGTTGTATTTATCCACGCTGGTCTTTGACATCTCTTGTCTAAGTTCCAACATCCTCTTGGTCTCATCGTTCGGCGCGGCGTCCAGTAATCCCGCCATATAATCCTTCGACAGACCGTCAGGGGTATCTAATCCGTGTTCACTGAACCATGCCTTAAGTTGTGCTAAGCTATTTGGATTGTCTAGGCCTGTGATGTCCTGAGCCTCCTGGACTAAACGTTTTTCGTATTCATCATCACAATCAATTGCCTGGTGGAACAACACCGGATCAAGCCGAACGCCACGATCGTTAATCCTTTGATCAAGCGCCCATAGTTTCCATTCGTGGTCAGGGATTGGGAAGCATTCCAGCTTATGACGTACTGCTCGTTCAACGACTACGTCCTGACAGTTGTATGCTTTATATTCCTCCCACTTTTCCGGGGCGTGATGTGGGTAGTTACGTGTCCGTTCTCCGTTGGTCTTCGTTGCCTTGCAGGGGATAGAGAAATACTTGATTAATGCTTTCCCTTTGGCGTCCTTCTGTGCATCGATCTCGAGAACTTCTGCCACAGCTGCCAAGTGTCCGGGTAACCCTAAAGCCAAGGCCCAGACCGATGTGCATTTCCATTGGAGCGGATCACATTCGATTCCATATTGCTTGGAGATACAAGTCCGTTCAAAGTTGGCGTTATAGGCCATTTTAGTTACGGCCGGATCCGTTAGATCGTGCAACACCCGATCGGGTATGCCCTCGAAGGCTGTCAGATCAATTACCTGGACTTCATCATCGCCATAGGCGTATCCAAAAAGTAAGATCTCGAAATCATCGGCTTCGACATATTTGTATACCCCGCCTTTGATCAAGTCGTTACTGCTGTAGGTTTCAATGTCGATTCCTAAGATGGTCATAACCTTTTCCAACTCTCGTTGTGTTTTTTCTCAAAAATCTTTCCATTATTAAAAAATGCTTGAATCAATGTTCTGGACTTTGTTTTGTACTCCCATGTTTCGAATAAAAAGAAGTAGGGGTACTCCTTTACAAATACTGAGCCAGTATGATCCCCACTTCCGTAGTACTCTCTAATAGGTTTCATCCGCGCACCTCTTTACCTGATAGGCTAGGGGACCCGATGTTATCAAGTCCCCTACCAAGTTTGATTTAGTCTAAAAAGCTGTCATCCTCTTCATCTTCTGTCATATCGACCCACACAAAACCATTTTCGTCTAGGTACTCTTCCAGCGCTATTAACTGCTCCGTTGTTCCTGATACCTCATAAGTTGCAACTGCTTTTCGTGGTTCATCGGTGATAGAGCAAGTACCTAAATCCCCGGTGTTAGGTACTTCAACCGGAGAAGGAGTGAAGTGTTCTTCCTCTTCCGGCACCGCATCTGGTATCGCATCAAAGGCGTCATATATCTTCTTCGCCTCTTGAGCATCGAAGGTTATCAATTCTTCAAGTTTAGCGATAGGGTGGAAACTTAGAAGTCTTAGATACTGTTCAGGCTTCAAGTTACGCGGTGGCAATAGTTGGTACTGAGCATTGGCCAACTGGACTTTTGTTTTGATCAGGTCGATGTCCTGAGCCTCTTTTTCCTCCAGGAGACTCAGGGTGCTTGCAAGGGCCAGTAGTTCTGCTTTGATAGCTTTGATGGTTTTACCCTTCGCGAGATACTCATCCAAGATAACGAGCTGAACTGAGGATTTTTCAGCAAGGAGATGATCCGCGACTAGTGTGTCAATAAAGCTTTGTATCTCTACTCGCTTTAACTCTTTACGGTCAGTCTCGAATTGTTCCTGTTGCAGGGTTAATGGCTCGAGTACGGTCTCAAACTTTTTGTAAAGCACTTTGCACTGGGATTCGAAAGCCGTTACCGATTCGGTGAGCTGCTTCTTCGTGGCCTTCCGGAACTCGTCGAGGGACTTCTGTCCCTTTCGAAGTTCAGCAATGGTCTTTTTGCATTCCGCGACATCTTTGTCACTGAACACTAGGCCTTTATACTTTTCTAGGACACCGTCCAGATGGTCCGATATCTCTTGATAGTTGAAGCTGACCACGGCGGGTGTTGTTTCAAACACCCTTATGGCCACGTCAGTTGTTACGGTCAATTGATCACTCATTCTCATTACTCCTCCGCTATCTTCGATTAGTTCAGGAAATCGTCGTCTCCGCCATCTGTTTCAAACTCTTCGTTGGCGAAGTCGTCATTGACGTTCGATCTGCCACCAAGGAAGTCACCGTCCTGAATTTTGACTATATTGTTAAGGCCTGCCGCCACACCGCGATTTCCTTTTGCATCGAATGGGTAGAAGTTCAAACTGACTTTTGCGTAACATCCGCTATAAACTTCTGTGGTATCCGTGATCTCTTGGAACTTCGTTTTGCCATCAGCACCTTTGCCGATCGGCTTGGCGATACCAGGCTTGTTTTTACTGGAGGCATTGAGGAAGTAGCAGCCGGCGTATGTTTCATCATCCGGTCGTTCTTCGTCGCCATCACGAAGAGGTGTTTTGCAATTAGCAGGAACTTTGCCATTAGGCCATTTGTTCTTGCCGAGTTCTTTGGCCGCGTCGGTGGCGTCCTTGATCTTTTGGAGGGTCACTTTGTCAGTCTTAGGGATGAGGATCGCGGTGCTGTACTTTTCGTCTCCACCGTCAACACTTGCTGGCTCGAAGACGTGGGCATAGGATAGACGTACCTTACCTGTGATTACCTTAGTTGAGTTGTTGTCAATTGCCATTTGTTCATTTCCCCTTTAAATTTAATTTGGTTTTACTCGAAATCTTCTCCCGCGAAATCTCCATCGACGCTGTTCAACTCTGAACGCTTGTCCGTCTCAGGAACTAAACAAGGTTTGCCGGGAGGCTTTACGACCAGTGATCCCATTAGAGCCGCAAATACTTTCTTCCCAATTCGTTTCTCCAACTCACCAATACCGAGTAGATCCTGAGGTTTCAGATACATGTCCGGCTTCAGGTCAGTGGCGGCTTTAAAGATCGCGATCGCAGCGTCCTTATCTGAGATGGAGCGATTACTGCGCCCCTCGACTAATTTCCACTGTGGGATCGGCTTTCCATTTAGCGCTTGGCTTGATGCGTAACTCTCAACGTCCTTCGCCCAGGACTGAAGTTGCTCTGTAATAAACAGGATGGACCCAATTTCTTCGGGGCCCATAAGCGCTGGATCTTGAAATTCATATGCCAAGGCTTTCATGTTTTCGTCAGAACGGGCACGGCAAGTTGCTTTTACTTTGCACCATCGGCAGTGATCGCCAGACTTGAAGTCCCCTTCTCCGGCGAAAGCTAACAACGCGGCAGGCCTGACAACTGTCTCGGCCCAATTGAGTAATTCGTCTACAGGCATGATGTCTGTACTAATACTGTCTAAGCGGGGCTGAATGATGGTCATGTGCACTTCGTCGATAGAGTAGAGGTAGTTGTAACCCCACCACGCTCCGAGGCCGTAGAGCCTAGGCTGTGGATTGTTGAAGGCACTAACTGGAACGCCTTTTCCATACTTAAGATCAATGACTTCCAGCACCCCATCAGCAATCAGCACAACATCACCGGTACCGAAGCCTTCTTGAACCCACTCGCTGTAATCAAGATGTTCTTCCAATAGAACGATGGCATCACTGGACCTAGCCTTTGCCATCATGAATCGTTCCTCGACTTGATCCACGTACAACTTGACGGCTTCTTCCATTTCCGGACCGTAAAACTGGTTGGCCTTGATCTTGTTGTACTCTTCAACCAAAGCCCTTCGTTGCTTGGAGTTGCACTTCGTGATCCGGCTCCGGAGTTTGATCTCAGCGAGCGCATGGGCTACCGTGCCCTCTTGGGCGTACTCGCTCGTTGTCTCTGGTACACTCTCCTGCAACCGTGCGCTCGGCGGGCATGAAAGCCACTGCGCCGCTTTACTCGCACCCAGTAGGGCGTGTTGCATCATCCTTTCTCTGCCTTCTTGCCCAGGTCCACTAACGCTTGCAGGCATGCCGTTCTATTGTCTTCAGTAACCTTGGAGATGGATTCGCTCCCGAACTTAGTAAGTATGGCCTTGATCGCCTTCTTGCCTTCTGTACTCTGACCGTGCTTCTGTGCTTCAGCTCTTAACTCAACGACCGTCGGGATCTCTTCAGGAGTTTTAGCAGGTGGTACCTCTACCGGTGGAGTTTCCTCTACTGCAGCTGGTTCAACAGCCTGTTCGGTTTCAGGCGCCTTCTCTGGTTGTGTGGCGACCTTATTACTCCGTTTGGTTTTCTCTGGCTCCAATTTAGGAGTGTCTGCTCCGCCAGTTATAACCGCAAAACCTCTCGCTAATCCGTTGATGGCTTCCTGTAATTCCGCTGAACTGTCAGCTTCGATATTGAGTGTGATATTCATTTAATAAATCCCCCTCTTAAAATTTAGAGATAAGCCTCTTCGGCTAAATCTTTCTTGGCCTCTTCCCGCGTATCGTAGTTCCCAACGTGCCGACCCTCGACCCAGAGTTCGAAGTATCCTCGCACGCTCGGGATAATCTTGTAAAGCACGTTGGAAAGTCCCCTTTCTTTCTATAATGGGTCTAGATTCCTTGGTTGTTTGTAACTGCAAGGACTAACTGAAGCAACTGAGCCCTGAATTCCTTGTCCGCTTGCTCTATGTACTTCTTTTTAGCGATTGCAAGATTTTCCTCGATAGTCTCCCAGACCTCACCTAATGTCGGCGCAGTGGTGATTGGTTGAACCTCAACCGTGGACATAATTTGATCAAACGCTTCACTCGATAAGCTATCGGGTATATCCTTTTTCTCCATCTTTGGAATCTCCTGTACTTCATCGGTGTGGAACTGCTCCACCCCAGCCAGCGTAGGACCATTTTGGACCATATCGGAATACTTCTTCATGTCGTCATAAAACTTTACATCCTTCGAGTTATAGATCTCGTCTAACTCGATCTCTGCAGGCGTTGGAGCCTCTTGAACCATTTTCTCAAGAACTGGTTTCTCATAAACCCTAGGAGCGACAGCTTTAGTGGCAACGACCTTATCAGCAGGTTTTCTCTGGCCCTTAATCCCCTGAAGGCCATAAGCTCTGATCCAATTAAAAACGGTTTGCGTTTTGGCATCATATTTCTTAGCGATTTGAGCACCGGTTAGCCCTGACCTCAGATCCTTCTCAAGGGATTCTTTCGTTGGTTTGTTAGCGTTCAAGTCTATAACCCTCCCTGTGTTTTTTCTGTTCGCTTTCATCTCGATAATGTGTAACTTCTCTGCCACTCGAAAGCAGTTATACCTGCAGAACCATACAGTTTTACCTTTGATACTCAGCTTGTAGATCCATTGATCGGATCCATGAATGCTGAATTGTTTCCCGCATTCGCCACACGTTCTCTCCGATGAGGCAAGAATTTGTTTATCATTTAAAAGCATAAGCTTTACCCTTTCCGGACAGCTACAGCGAAGGTATTGATGCAACCCTTACAAACGTGTTTCCCATTACTCTCGTAAAGGTCTTCCAGCTTTCCGCAAAAGGTGCAGCCGGGCTCATATTTTTTAAGGATAATCTCATCCTTGTCGGTGACGTAGAATTCGAGTGGATCTCCTTCTCCAATGTCGTGTGTCTTACGTAACTCCTTAGGGATAACAATTCGACCTAGATCGTCAATCCTTCGAATGATTCCAGTGGCCTTTTTCAATTTAATTCCTCCTCACAATGTTTTCAGGCGACCAAGTGATCGCATAACCCTTCTACGAACAGCGTCTGCACCTATCCCGTATAACTCGCCAACCTGCTTCCAGGTGTGGCCCTCCTTAAACTTCAGGAGATCAGCGACGTCAGGTTCTTCAAATTTCCTTTTTACTGACACCAATCCCATAACGCGAAAAGCCTCTTCCGGAATCTTCCCTGACAAGACACAAACGCATAAAGCGTAATAGTTGAGTTTCATCTCAGACCCGGGATGCTGCATTTCGCACCTTCTTCTTCCGCGACCTTGGGAAATTTGCGTACCGGTCTTTTCTTGATCTAACCGAGCAAGCTTTCTCCCTTGCGAAAATAGGGGTAAAGGTAGTTGTAAGGTTCCCAGTGGCCCAACACCCTTCAGGACCGCGTTTCCACTTCATACCGCATCCATCAACTGGACAACGGGACTCGTTTACACTTTTTGGAAAACTCATGACCCGGCCACACTTGCATTTTGGAGTAAGCATCCACTCTTCCTCCTATTCGTGGTATAATAGTTTCTGAAAGTAATTTCTCTTGAGTCCGTTTGGCGTTAGCGCGCCGGCGGGCTTTGTTCTTTTTTGCGGAGTAATACTGGCAGTAGATCCAGAAGGCTATGATCGTCGGCATGAAATGACCAAGGATTGTCGCTTGCGTGTGATCCAACATAAAGCTCATCTCTAACATCCGATTAGCTTGTTGTAGGAAGCCTCCAAGTCGTCTAAGGCGTTACCTAATGCTTCATACACCCTAGCGTCTTCTACGCTGGTCCAGTTACTCGCCATGGCCAAGAGCACCTCAGTCCCTAAGTCCTTGAATGCCTTTCTCACATCTCTAGTCAGCCCCTTTTTGTGCTTCGGTGTTATTGGGGCCAGTGCTTTTTCAAACTCAGCATTCGGAGCCATGCCTTTGCATTCATCAAATTTTTGGTTCGGGGCAACGCCTTTGCATTTTGCTATTGTGATACCCAACTGGCTACGCTTTGCATAAACCTCAGTTAAGTTGCACTCCAGTAGCTTCGCGATCTCCCTATTTCCCTTACCTGAATAGCAGAGTTGCTTGAGCTTATCAACTTTAAAATCTGTCCATATCATTTTGTTATCACCTCCCTCGATTGGCTTGTCCCACAGAACTACAAACGCATGGATCCACTGCGGAAAATAACTGATACCAAGTGATCCTTCCTAGCTTGATCCTTCATGCGCCAGAGATAATCGGCAACGGTCCAACGGATACGATTGGATTTAAGTAAGAGTTTACGGAGTGTCTTCATCTGTTCTCACCTCCCTAACCAACTTTTTCACAAATTAAGCAGTTTTAAGATATTTCCTCGAAATGATATCTTTTATGGCTTGGTAATCATAATCCAAATCAATTAATGAACTTACTTGTCCTTCAAGCTTTTCGACTCGCCCTAATTCCGCAGACGTAAATCTATTTCGCAAATTATCAGTTTTGCTGATGCAGTGAAATTCCCTCAACTGTTTTGTGTTTTTGCCAAACACTATTTTGTAAACGAGATCCGTATAGTGCTTGTATTTCATGGATTTGTGTGGGCTTTCGGGTAAACCTTGGATAGCGTTTGTTAATGCTTCCCGTGCTTGCTTCCCGATCTGGCGTGTTACTTTGCGGTTCATTAGTTCTTTTTGCATTAGGTAGAATTGTTTGACTAGGACTTTTTTGAATTGCCTGACCGGTAGAGTGTTTTTCATGTAGATGATAAGCAAAGTCGCTTGCTGTTCGTTCAACTTGTATACCTTCTCTGATTGGCCACTTTCTAAAGGACGGATTTCAAATCCGAGCTTTCCGAATTCTTCGAGATCGTTTTCATAGTTTCGAATCAATCTTTGGACAGTATCGTGTTTAACATTTCCGTTTTCCGCAATGACCTTTGAGGTAGTAAAAGGTATCTCGTTCAGGTCATCTGGTTCAAGAAAAACTAGATTGTTCAATTAAATCCTCCTTATCTCCTTAACCAACTTTTTCACAAGCCGAGCTGTATAGGTCATGATCCGCTTCTTTGTCCTTCAATTCTTGATTTTTTACTAAATTAAGTATTTCAAGTACCCCAACTCGAACTTTTTTTGGATCATATACCGACGGAAGATAAATAGTCTTACCTAATGCCACCAAAATCAGCTCACCTGCCCTTTATCTACGCCCTGTGCGTAATTACCGCTTAAAAAAATACTGTCTAACGACATTTCCAGTTCCTTTGCTAATAGCACCAGGGTGTTAATACCTGGGCTTTTCCGTCCCGCCTCGATATCACATATCAGCTGAGGACTTCGTCCTATACGTGCCGCCAACTCGGTTTGAGACATCGATTTTTCTTCTCGCTTTTCTTTGATTGTTGCTGCTAGGGTTTCCAC